GCAAAGGGTTGAAGCCTGGCCAGGGTAAAGTGGTATCGGGGAGGAACGTGAATCCAGCGACCGAAGCCGCCGACTCTTGTTTTATGCCGGGCGGCGGCAAAATGCAAGGGGTTAAAATGAGCGCGATGCTAGAAGCCGCGTTAAGATACGCCGCCCTCGGCTGGTTTATTTTTCCCATCCATTCGATACGGTTCGACGGCAAGTGCGGTTGCGGCAAGCCCGAATGCTGGGCGCAGCCAAAGCAGGCAGGGAAGCACCCGAGGATAAAATGGAAGGCCGGCGCGACGTGCGACGTCGAGACGGTGCGCACGTATTGGACGAAATGGCCCAATGCGGGGATCGGCTGCGCGACGGGCCCGTCCGGCCTGCTGGTCGCGGATGGCGACGCGGCGGAAGGCATTCTGGCGCTGCGCGCGGTGGCCGGGCCCCTGCCTCCCACCGCGCGCAGCCGGACGGCGCGAGGCGTGCACGTCTTCTTTCGGGGGCAGGGAGGCACGCGGTCGGATCCCGATCGGAAGCTCGATACCAGAGGCGCCGGCGGGTTTGTAGTGCTGCCACCCAGCCCGCACGTCTCGGGTCACATTTACCGGTGGGAGGTCGAGCCGGAAGCCAGGATCGCGGAGGCGCCCGAAGCGCTCGTGGCTTGGTCACTAGAAAAGAAGCGCCGCTTCGCCACCGTGCCGGGTACCCAGTTCGGCGAAGCGGCGCCCGCGCCCAGGATAGGCGACGATGACTTTACCACTAAACTTTCAGGCGCGCTAGTCGACTGGCACGAGATCGATCAAGCGCTGCGCGCGATCCCGGCCGACTGCAAGATGGACACGTGGATCCGCGTCGGCATGGCGCTGCACGCCACAGGAGACAGTGGCGCGCTAGCGCGGTGGGACCAATGGAGCTCCAAGGGGGGCGACAAGTACCGCGGCCAGACCGAGACGGCGTACAAATGGACGACGTTCAAAGCGGGGGGAGGCGTAGGGCTCGGGACGCTGTTTGCGATCGCAAGGGAGCATGGTTTTAGAAGGGAGGTGATGCAATTTGACGCCGGTGCCACACACCCCGATGAGACGAGGCCCCCGCTCTTGAACGGAGCGGGGGCCGAAACGCCTCACGGGATGAACGGGCACGCATCCGCACTGCCCGCCAGTTTCCGGGAGACGGCTATTCACTTCCCGGACGTGACGGAGGGGGGGAAGGTCAAGGCGACCTGCGCCAATGCGGTCGAAGCGATACGCGCGCTGGGCGTTACGTGCGAATTCGACCAATTCCACGAGAGATTCCGCGTGGCCGGCTACGTCATGGACTCCTGGGCCGGCGAGCTTTCCGACGCGATGGCGCAACGCATGCGCGTACTGATCCGCGGACAATTCGGCTTCGATCCGGGCAAGCTCCACATGCGAGATGCTCTGGAGCAGGAATGTCTGTGCAATTCGTATCATCCGATCATAAATTATTTCGAATCATTAAAATGGGACGGCGCACCAAGGGTAGACACATGGATGATTCGCTATTTAGGCGCGCAAGACGATCCATTCAATCGGGAAGTAAGCCGGCTAAGCCTCATTGCGGCCGTGCGGCGAATTATCCAACCAGGGTGCAAATTCGACCAGATCATCACGTTTGACGCGCCAGAAGGAAAAGGGAAAAGCACGGCGATCGAGATTTTGGCTGGCCGCGAGAACTTTTCGGACCAATCCATACTGGATTCGAGCGAGGCGCGCCAACAGGAACTTTTGCAAGGGGTCTGGCTGTACGAGATAGCCGACCTGCAAGGCCATTCGAGAGCGGAGGTAGAGAAGGTGAAGGCTTTCGCAAGCCGCACCACGGACCGCGCCAGGCCCGCCTACGGCCATTTCAGGGTCGACAAGCCGCGGACATGCGTGCTGTTCGCCACCACCAACCCCAACCTGTACCTGACTTCACCAACCGGAAATAGAAGGTTCTGGCCTGTCGCAACTGGAGATATAGATTTGGAAGGGTTGCGTCGGGATCGGGACCAACTGTGGGCGGAAGCGCTCGTCAAGGAACGGGGAGCGTCACTTGTTCTGCATCCGAAATTCTGGGGGGAAGCCGCGGTCAGGCAAGAAAGCCGGCGGGAGACCGACCCATGGGAGGACGCTTTGACAGATATCAAGGGCAAAATCATTTCGTCGCGGGACGTGCTCGAAATGATTTTGCAAATTCCGAGCGCGCAGCAAAGCCATTGGATGACAAAAAGAGTGGCGCACGCCATGCGAAAAAATGGCTGGGAAGGCCCAAAGCTGGTTCGGGATGGCAAATTTGTATTCAGAGGCTACACGCGAGAAAAGGAACCGGATAAATGAAAAAGGTAGAAAGTTACCTGCTGACAATGGAACTGACAGTCGGATTGACGCTGCACAGCTTCGTAATGACCAGCGATATCAAAGACTTGGAAGAGATCATAACCGCCATGCGCGTCAAATCCGAGGAGTTGGCGGCAAAGTTGGGAGGCGTAACGGTGCCGATCACCCTCCAAACGACGCTCGGAGACGCCGCGAGCGAGGTCGTGGGCTACTTGTTCGAGCATGCTCCAGAGACGAGAGAAGTCATTAAAAACGCTAAGGAATTTCACTTCACCATGTGGGCCATGATGACCGCCGATCCGGCGAACGAAAGGCTCATGGCACTACACTGAAAACGCTGTAACGGGTAACGGTGTAACCGCTGATTCCCATAGAGCTGTAGGAATCGGGAGCGTATTATTAAAGGCGTATATATGGGTGGTGGGAGTGGTGGTTGGTTATTACTACTCTACTCCAATATAAGTTACACCAGTTACACCAGTTACCACATTGGAATTGAAAGCGAATTTTTGTAACGGTGGCGTTACAAAAAATCCTTATCCGTTACGCCAGTGACCAGTCGATCAAAAAATAATTTCTCTGTCGTCCTCTTGTTGTGTAATCAGGATGCGTGGCTTGTGGTCGGGATTGTCATCTTTTTTCTCTGGTTTTCCAAAGTCGCGCTCGTACTTCATTTCACACACCGCGTCCTTGACGCGCTGCGAGTGCATCAAGCAGTCCGCCATGGCCAGAAGCAATTCCAGTTGAGCCTTGGTCATGCAAGCCTCCCTTCATTTGCTGCGTCAAAAGATAGCAAAATCCGAAAGCGTTTAATAATCACGAAATATTTCAGCCTGAAATAATCGATCAAAACGGTAACATGGCAAAATCCGTTTGACTCCCGTTTTAAATCGTGTTTAATAATTGTTGCGCCGATCAAGGCGCTTTCGGAAGGATTAAATCAGATGGCACACGAAATCGACATGACCAACGGCCGCGCGAATATCGCCTTCATGGGGAATCGCAATGACGTGTGGCACCGCTTGGGGCAAGAGATGAAAGAGGGGATGACGATTGAGCAATGGGCCAAGGCCGCAGGCCTCGATTGGACTGCGGTCAAGGTTCCTGCGCTCCTGGACCTTTCCGGCGCGTCCTGGGACCATCTCAGGCCTGCCGCGGGCACTTACAACAGCACACCGCTGGCACGCGACCGCGCTTTCATGGTGCGGTCGGACACGGGGAGCATGCTGGGCGACAATTGCGTGACTGACGTGTACCAAGCGGTGCAGCCTGCCGAGCTCCTCGCATGGTTCGATCAGTACATTGCGGTTGACGATCGTTTCGCGCTGGACGTGGCCGGCTCGCTGAAAGGCGGTTCGGTCATCTGGGCAACGGCGACCTGGAAAGAGCCGCTCGTGGTGGCCGGTGATGCGCACACCGCTCGTGTGCTCATGTCGACCACGTTTGATGGTTCTGGCGCGACGATCAACCAAATGACCACGACGCGAGTCGTGTGCAACAATACGCTGCGGTGTGCGCACAGCGACAAGCATAACGCGGTGGTGCGGACTCGGCACAATACGAAATTCGACGCCAAGGCCGTCGGCGCCGAGCTCGCTGGTCTTGCGCAGTCGATCGCTCAGTTCAAGAAGGTTGGCGACGCCATGGCACAGGTGACCATGACGGCCGGGGATGTTTCCGCTTTCTTCAAGGCTTGTTTGGATATCAAGCCTGAAGAAAAGCAGGAAGATATCAGCACGCGGAAAATGAATCAGTTCCGCGCCATTTCGCAAGCGTTCAACACGACGCGGCGCGAACGTGACGCCAGGCAGGGCGACGTAATCGACGTGTGGACGGCTTTGCAGGCCGTGACCAGGTACGTCGATCACGAGCGCGTTTCGATCAATGGCGACCACGGCGAGAAGCAATTCACGTCTGCCAATTTTGGGTCGGGCGACGCGTTGAAGGGCAAGGCAATGAATCTGCTGATGCCGCGTGTTGCGGAGCTGGTTGCAGCCTAGTCCGTTGCGGTCAGCGCCCGTGTGCGACGGGCGCACTCCGCAGCGATCTTGCTGCATGCACGGGGATTAATCATGAATTGGGGAAATCTGACTCGCGTATTGCTCGATTCGCCTTGGCTGGAGCAATCGGACGATTTGTCGACTCCCGAGGGGATGATTGCAACGGCCGTTGCAATCCTGGATCGGATGAAAAACGGGGAGGTGCTGCGCACCGTATCGTGGCGCCCGATGCGCTTGATCGATGCGCCGGTTTATGTGCCGCCGCCTGTTGCCGCGAAGCATGAGGGGCCGATCGGCGGGGCGACTGTGACGCGGCCTAGCGCACCCCCTCGGTCACCAAGCCCTGCGCCGGCCTATGCCGAGATTGAGTTTTAATCGTTCAAGAGCGGCCAATGCAGCCGCTCTTTTTTCTTGACGAACGCGCCGAAGTCGCAAGCGCACCGTGCGGCTCTTGCAGCGGGACGACGGTTTTGTTTGCGAGTGCTAAGCGCTTTTCTCGGGGTCGCGTTCAAGGGCCAGCAATTCGCCGGCCCTTTTCTTTTCGCGTTCCTCCGCTTGACGGGCGTTCCAGCGGCTGAGCGGCACCCCGCTCGCCTGGTCCGGGACGAGACGGTCGATCCTTGCAGGGGCGCATAATGAGCGAAGAAGACAAGCGAATTTTACTAGGATTGGGTAAAAAGCGCTCTTTCACGTCAATATGGGATATTCGCAGAAGCAAAAGACGACGTTTGGTTAAACGTGTTACCAAGAAACGCAAAAGAAAAAAATGGTCACTGTTTTAATATGAATTTTAGATTTATATCATCGTGTCGTGTCGGCAAATTAGCATGGTGGCGTTTTGTTATTGTTATTTCTGTTATACTTCTCTCTCGCATCAAAATATATGCCGCTTGTTCGATACTTTCTGCAAAGACTACGCTGTTGCCAGTGCTGATATGTTTCGGTCCTTTATAAACAAAGGATAAATGAAAGCGTTGCATTTGATGTTTTCCAATCTTAAAGGCGTTGGCTGTATTTTGGATTGTGTCGCCTTAGTAACGTCTTTTCATACTGCCCAAAACCACAGCCCGCGGTGATCAAGCCAATAACTGTATTCAGGGTAATATAGCGCGTGCATAACCCAGTCAATTGGGGGATATGGCATTTTAGCTCTCCAAGGTTATGCCCGTTTCAAGGGCGATGCTGGGATGATTTCGCCTGTAAGGTTTTGCGCCTGTCCTAGGGAATAGGGGCCTTTTTCTTTGCCTCGCGTTCCTCCGCTTGCTTGGCGCGCCACGCGTGCAGCTGAGCTGTGCCGCGGATCGCTGGCCCCGGTCCGCGTTTAGCGAGCGAGCGCGCCACGCTTTTGAACGTCGTAGCGCGCCGCTCTAATTCATGCCGAATCATTTCCGACGCCCAATCGGGCGGGATGCGATGACCGTAGCGCCAATTGCGAATTGCCGCGTATTGCGCGCGATGTTCGAAGAAATTAACGAGTTTGTCGCGGGTGTAGGGCGGCTCGATTAGGAGCACCATTGCGCGCCAGAAAGGCGATGCTTCCGTCTTGCCCGGGAGCGAATCGCGGTGCTCTAGAGGCCTGCTATCGCGCGCGGCAAGGGCAAATTCCGATTGTCGGTCAAGCGTCATTTTCGCATCCTACTGCGAGCCGTCTCCCAGCGCACCTCCCCTCTCGACCAAGCGCCGCTCGACCGGCGAATCGCTTCTCAAACCTCAGATCGGTTGCACCGCGCGCACTACAACCGCATTTCTCAGTTACAATTGAGAAATGAAGCGGGCAAATTCCCCAATCATTACAACGAAACGCCTCGCGAGCGACGCGCGATGCGGGGCGCGGAGGTAATAAGGTGTGCTTGCCGACCATGCACTACTGACCGTTCGGTAACTTAGGTCAGCGGTAATAGGGTAAGTGCGACAATGCGACAAAATGTAGCTGCACAACCGTCACTACTTCAACCATTGCGCGAGTGGATGGACCAATGCAAGAGGAGTTTCGAGGCACCTCACCCTCCCGGCGGGGCCAAATTTTTCCAAAAATTTGCGTCCCCTCTCATTTCGTGCTTATCATTCCTCACCATGCCCGCCCTCTGGAACCTCTACGCACATCTCATCGCCGACGCCCAGATCGCGGTAATTCTCGGCGTCACCGCTCACGCCTTGTGCGAGGCATGGGGGTGAAATGCCAACCGTAAATTACGACTGGACCCCCGACCGCGTCGAGAAACTCAAGTCGCTCTTCGCCGACGGCCTGTCTTTCTCCCAGATAGCCTCCGAGCTCGCGCTGACCCGCTCCGCGATCATGGGCAAGGCGCAGCGTCTTGGTTTGCAGCGCGCGGTCCACCCGCGCCTCGGCGGGCGCTTCCCTCGCAAGGATCCTCGCATCAAGAACCCCGGCGCCCAGAACCGCTCGCGCATCTCCAGGATTGTCGACGGACCTGTTGTCAACCCGCAAGGCAATCCGCCCGACGATCCCGCCGACCAGGACATCCCCAAGCGGCAGCGCAAGACGATCTTCACGGTTGGTCGCGAGCACTGTAAATTCGGAATTGGCGATCCGCGCGAGAAAGGCTTTTTCTTTTGCGGCGCCATCAGGCAATTCCCGCTTCCCTACTGCGCGGCGCACGCGCGGGTATGCTTCCGCCCCGCCAGGGGCACTTGACACGATGTAGTGAACTGCACTACGTTCCTTCTCGGCGACCTCCAAGGCGCCAGGAGGCGGACGCTTCACACCCCGGTGCCTCCCGCGGCGTCCGCCTCTTTTATCCGGGAGTCCTGATGCCCAAGCAAGCCAAGGTCGACGTCAGCTACACGCCGAAGGCAAAGAATACGTCGGAGCAGTGCCAGTGGTGCGCGCACTTTTTCTCGTTGCCGTCGGCCTCTACCGGAACCGGGCATCGCTGTACGAAAGTTGAAGGTTCGATCGAGCCGCAAGGCTGGTGCAAATTGTTCAGGGCTGATTCTCAATGAGAGGAACACGGTCATGAGTTTTTTGTTCGGTCTTCTTTTTGGCGTTATTATTGCTGCTCATCACGTGCCGTATGAATATGCGCCGTATACTTTTACCGACTATGTGGTAGCAGCGGTTTTTATTATCTTCATAGCGGGATTTGTTGCGCTGATAATTTTTGTTAATTTGATAGACAAATTTCCGTCGTTGAGACCTCGCTGGTGGAGATGGTCGTGAGGCATCCCGAATATCCGACCAGCATCCGGTTGTCGGTCCCTGACAAGAAGCGCCTGCGCAAGCTGGCGTCCAAGTGGCAGCTCTCGCTTGCCGGTCTGATCCAAATGATCATCAAGCAGTGGTTGGAGTCGCAGGATAAGCCAGCATCAACTCGACAGGAAGCTCACACGTCTTCCGAGCCTGCCCGGTCTGAAGAAGGCAAACCTTTTATTGGGGCGATGGAATGACTGACTTCAGCGACCATCCGGTTTCTCTCGCCGAGACCAAGGCCGAGCGTGATCTTGACGGCAAGGCTTGGACGCCTCGCGATGTCTTGCTGAAGCTGCTGCGGGATATTGACAGTGGCAAATGCAATCCTGATCTCCTCGTAGTTGCGTACAGCGAGGTCGTGGACGGCAAGCGCATGGGTAACTTCTGGCAAGCCACCCCGTGCGGTCTGCTGTCTCTTGGATTGATGCAGTCGACGATCTTCAAGATGCAGGATTAACCATGTCCGTGACAGTTTGCTGGCGCCCGATCAAAGGGACGCAGTATTTCGAGGGCGGTCGCCCGGATTCTCTAGCCGCCGTTTTGGAGGCGTGCGGTCGCGCGCTTACCGCGAATCACATTCCAATTCTCCGCGCGATGACCGTCGCGGCGCGCGATCCGTTCTTTGCACAAGTGGCGGATAAGATCGAGCAGGTTGGTGCGATCGAAGTGTGGGGAGAATATTGATGCGCGTCGCGCTGATTCTCACAACGATCAATATCCCTACGGTCCTCTCCCTCTATCGGGTGCACGATCCGGACGTCCGCTTCTTTGTCGCCGGGGATTACAAGACCCCGGTGGGGATTGAAGGGTTCTGGCACGATTTAGACAACTGCGAGTATTATTCTCCTGAGCGGCAGAAAAATTATTTGAGTTATAAGTGTTCCGAGTTGATCGGCTGGAACACGATCGCCCGCCGCAACATCGCCCTCCTCGAAGCTCTCAAATGGGGTGCGGAATTGATCGTCAGTATCGATGACGACAATATTCCTTTGGGCGCGGCGTACTTCGACTGTTACAGATTCTCCTTTTTAGGAAATTATGCAGGACTCAAGGCGCAACCGTTTGGTAATTGGTTCGATCCTGGACGTTTATCTTTTCCCAGGGACAGGAGCGGTGTCAGCCAGCGCGGTTTTCCAAGCCAGTGTTGGACTGGTTCGCCGCGAATCACTTCAGTGGTCGGCGCTAAGATCGGCGTCGCTCAAGGCACGATTCTATTTGATCCAGATACTTCTGCGGTTGATCGGATTTCACAACATCCTGAAGTGCATCAGGTCAGCGAACTCCTGCGCGCCGGCATTGTTACTGATCCTTGTGAGTGCTACGCGCCAATAAACACGCAAAATTTAGCGTTTGTGCGCGAATTGGCACCGTGTTTCTTGATGGTCCCGTTTTACAAGAGGTTTGATGATATCTTTGGCGGATTTGTCGCACAGCGAATTATGCGCGAGCATGGTTACCACGTTCATTTCGGGCAACCGTTCGCGGCACAAGAAAGAAATGCGCACGATCTGTTGAAAGACTTGGAAGCAGAACTGTGGGGCATGCAGCACACACTGGAATTCGCGGCGTGGTTGGATGGGTTCTTAGGACAGACGAGCGTAATTGGAATGCTACGGGTCATGGCGACTAATTTGCCAAAGTTTATCCCAACTAGTGTTCAGGAATTGTGGCTCGCTTGGTTGCAGGATTGTGAGCAGGTGTTGTAATGCGTAAGATTTTGCCTCCTGTTGAATACTTGCTGGCGTGTTTTTCATACAACCCGTCGACGGGGGATATGGTTTGGCGGCATCGACCGCGAGAACATTTCGTGAGTAAGCGAAGTCACACTCTTTGGAACGCTAGGTACTCTGGTACTAAGGTAGGATATTTGGTAGCTTCTGGGCATCTGAACACGTCCATTAACGATTCGCATTTTTTGCTGCATCGTATTATTTGGAAAATGATGCGTGCAGAGGAGCCGCCCGAGATCGTAGATCATAAAGACCGTGACCCGCTGAATAATAAATGGCATAACTTGCGAGAGGCAACAAAGGCGCAAAATAACGTAAACGCCCTTAAAAAAGACCGCGGGGTATATTTTGACCCGACGCGCGGTAAATGGGAAGCGGCTGTAAAGGTCAATCAGCAAAAGATTCATCTTGGGCGGCACGATACGAAGGCGCGAGCATTGGCAGCGAGAGCGGCGGGTGTTCGCAAGTATTTCGGAGAATTTGCTCCATGAACAAAATCGCAATTGCCTTCCTCACTCGTGACCGCGTCGACCTGTCCAAGCGCACGATCGTCCCGTTGCTGCAGCCCGACAAGTTCACGACGTTCATAATCGATGGCAGCGACACGCCGGCCGGCGTGCGATTCGCGGGTGACTATGTGGAAGAAGGGAACGTTCATATTAACGTCAAAGGCGGCGCCGATACCGCCGTCGTCTACGCGCTGACCGAAATGCTCAGGGGAGACTACACGCATGTCGGACTTGTCGAAAATGACGTCTTGCTCCACGCAGACTGGTTTGGGCCGACTTTCGCGTTGTTTGACCGAGGGGCAGCGGAGGGTCTTGCTGTTGGCGCTGTGTCTGCCCGAGCCTATTGCGACCGAATTCTTTCGCAGCGCGATGGCTACGCACTATGCCATAACCTCGGTTGGGGCATGCAAATCCTGACGCGCCAGGCCGCCGAGCTGACGCTCAGGCATTTCCGCACGCACTGGACGACCGAGAACCGCCGCACGTTCGCCCGGCTTTCCGGCATCGACATCGGCTCTTACTGGGCTTTCAGGACAAATGATCACTGGACGACCCCGGATTGGGGCAATGATGCGGTTCTGGCTTCGCACGGTCTTGCGTCGCTTGCGTTGGTACCGTCGCCCGTCGAGATGATCGGCCAGAAGCCTTCTCTCGCCGACCAGGGCCTCAAGCTCGCGGATGCCCCCGTCGAGGACAGGAGGAACGACGACGCTTTCGACCGTTTTGCAACGATGACTTCGCTTATTCGGGGGAATCACTTGGATATCGGCATTCCGCCCGTCCGCTTCCGGGGCGATGATGGAACGGAAATTATTTTCGCACATCAATTGGATTCCTTGCGAGGCGCCTTCTGGAGCGGCGACTGGCGCCTCAAATGGTCCCCCGGCCTCGGAGGCTTCGCGGCGCGCGGTTTCAGTCCGGCGCTTGTTAACGCCAAGCAGCCGGAACCTGGCGCTTCCTTCGAATGCTACGCCTCCGGCACCGCCCGCTTCATGGTGATGGGCGGCGAGAAGGGGGGCCAGATTCAGATTGAGGATACGAAGTCGGGCTATGTGGTGAGGCCTACGCTTCTCCCCGAGGCATCCAACCAAGTCACACAGGTGGTCGCCCCGACAGGCGTGTCCTGGCGCCTGTTGCGGTTGACCGTCCTCTCGAGTTCCGCGCTCCTGTACGGGATGCAGTTCCAAGAGCCGCAGCCGACCGTTGGCGGGCGGAAGTTCGATTATTCGAAACTGTGGAAGGTCGCATGATGCCGGAAACAGTTAATCATCCTGATCATTATGGCGGCGCTGATAATCCATACGAAGCGATCAAGGTTCTTGATCACGGTTTCGTGCGGTTGATCGATCACATGGGGGGTGATCTATCAGTGGTGCGGGCCGCGCGCAACAGCTATGACGCGGCATGGCGGGCTGGCGTCGATGAAAAGTCTGACGCCAAGCTGATCAACTACCTGTGGTCACACTATCATACGACCCCATTTGAGGCGGTCACATTCACTTTTGAGGTCAAGGCACCGATTTTCGTATTTCGGCAATGGCATCGACATCGCACGTGGTCATACAACGAAGTGTCTGCCCGCTATACTGAGTTGCCGGAAGAATTCTATGTGCCTAAGCTAGAACATATTGGGTATCAATCGACCACCAACAAGCAGGCACGTGATGTGGGTTCAATTAACGCATATGCTGCATTGATTGCAACCATGATCAAGGAAAGTTGTGCCGCTTCCTTCAGGGAGTATCATAAGCTATTGGCTCTAGGAACTCCGCGAGAATTGGCGAGATTGGTGTTGCCGATGGGCACGTACAGTAAGATGTTCGGCACTGTTAATTTGCTGAATCTGTTTCGGTTCATGACGCTTCGCAGCGATGCTCATGCACAGTATGAAATTCGTGTCTATTCGGACGCGATGATCGAGTTGATCAAGCCGATCGTTCCCGTCTGCGTGGCAGCTTGGGAGGGAAAATGAAACGCGTTCTCATCACTGGCGCTGCCGGCTTTGTCGGGCGCGCCTTCACCCGTCGCTTCGTTCGCGATGGCTGGGAAGTCGTCGCGCTCGACAACATGAGTGCCGGAGAACGCCTGCATAAATGGCACGACCCAGTATTGCCCTATTTGGCGCGTTTTGCCCCGCCATGGGATGTTCGTCGCGGGACGCATTCCATGGACATTCCAGATATGTACGATCTTGTCATTCATTGTGCCGCTGTTGTTGGCGGCCGACTCAAACTGGATGGTGATCCGCTCGCGGTCGCGACAGACCTTGCGATCGACAGTGATTTTTTTAATTGGGTCATCAAGGCGAAGAACAAACCGAAGGTGATCTACTTCTCGTCCTCTGCCGTCTATCCCGTCGAGTTGCAGCAGCGCCTGCAGTACATCAAGCTCGCCGAGTCGCTTGTGACCCAAGGCGCCACCAAGTTCGGCCGCCCGGATGTCACGTATGGATGGGCCAAGCTGACGGGCGAGTATCTAGCGCATCTCGCAGTCAAGCAGTACGGCGCCGACGTCCTGATCTATCGACCGTTTTCCGGCTACGGCGAGGATCAGTCCTTCGACTATCCCTTCCCGTCGATCATCCGCCGCGTCGTCAATCGGGAGAACCCGATCGCGATCTGGGGTTCCGGGGAACAATGTCGCGACTTCATTCACATCGATGATATCGTCGAAGCGGTCATGCAGAGCAAGGACGTTTTGAAGCCTAGCGATACGCTCAATCTTGGTACGGGCGTGCCGACGTCGTTTACTCATTTGTCGTGTGCGGCATGGAATCTTATTTTCGATCCCGAGATAAAATACTACCCGCCTACTATAGAGTGCGACACTACCAAACCCGAAGGCGTCTTCTACCGTGTCGCTGACACCTATAAGCTGCGGCAGTTCTACAAGCCCAGGATCACCTTGGAAGAAGGGATCAGGCGGGTGGCGAAACACTTGACGGAGGCAAAAAAGAAGTGTAGTGAATAACACTACATGGAGGGAGTCATGCGGCGGCACCAGCATAAACGTCCAGCTAAAACGGCAGAGTGGAAAGTGCGTCGAGGCTCTCGTATTGTAGCTACGACTCAAGATTCCAAACGAGAGTATTGGATTCACGCGACTAAAGGTTATCGATCTTACCGAAAGGTATCGCCGTGATTTGCGCCTACGCCCGCACCTCGACGCTCAAGCAGGCTGGTCCCGACAAGACCACGATCGCGGAGCAATTGGCGAAATGCAAGGCGATTGCCGGACTGCGCGGCTCGGCCGGCAAGTACGATTTTCAAACTTACACCGATGCCGGCGTCTCCGGGTCTACCCCCCTGAGCGAGCGCCCCGGAGGCAAGGATCTCCTTGCCGCGGTCAAGCCGGGCGACATCGTGATCGCCGCCAAGATGGATCGCCTTTTTCGTTCCGCATCCGACGCGCTCGCGACGATCGAGCGGTTCAAGAAGCAGAAGATCGGCTTGATCCTATGCGACATGAGCGTGGAGCCTGTGGCCGACAGCCCTGCGGCGACGATGTTTTTCAACATGCTGGCTGCTTTTGCCCAGTTCGAGCGCGAACGTATCCGCGAGCGCATCGCCGACGGCAAGCGCGCCAAGCGCGAGCGTGGCGGGCACACGGGCGGCCCGGTCCCGTACGGCTGGCGCAAGGTTGGAGAGGGCACCAGGGCCGTCCTCGTGCGGAACGAAGCCGAGGAGGAGCATGCGCGTGCGGCCCGCTGGTTCCGGGACCAGGCGCGTGCTAGAGGTCCGACGCGCATCGCCGAGCTGATGTCGCATGAGGGTATGCTGGGGCGAGACGGCAAGCCGTACACGGCCTTGGCGGTGTGGCGGATGCTCAAGAGGAAGGAAGCTGCGTGATGGGTAAACCTATTTTATGTTTGGATTTTGACGGTGTGATTCACAGCTATTCGAGCGGTTGGAAGGGCGCGGACACGATCCCCGATCTTCCGGTCGCGGGCGCGATGCAATTCATCTGGGATGCGACCGAGCACTTTCGTGTTGCCGTCTTCTCGTCGCGCTCCAATCAGCCAGGCGGATTAAGCGCAATGAAGGCGTGGCTCTATCACCACTTCAAAGACTACTGGGGAACACACGCGACGCAGGCCGATGACAAGCTGTCTGACATAGAGTGGCCGCTGGAAAAACCGGCGGCGATGGTTACCATCGACGACCGCGCGCTGACCTTTGACGGCACGTGGCCGCGGATCGAAGACCTCAAAGCCTTCCAACCTTGGAATAAGCGTCCGATCGGCGCCACGGGCGACTTCCCGCAAGGACAACTCAACGATGATGACCAGGGTGAGCTTCGAATGGCGGTCGCCTACGACAAGCTAGACGGCATCGTGCGCATCGAGTTTGGTAAGCCGGTAGCGTGGCTTGGGCTGCCGCCGCCGCAAGCGATCGAATTAGCCAAGCTTCTTTTGAGGCACGCTGGCGCCAAAAAGATCGAGGTTGAATTGTAATGGGTGACCGTCAGCAAGCGACGCTTTTTTACAACCAGGCGGTTGCGTCCAGCAACAACAAGGATGATCCCAAGCATCTGGAGCACGCGCTCCATTTGTTCTCGTCCGCCTGCAATGCGGATCCGACCTGGGGGCAGGCGTTTTACCAGGCTGGCTGCAACCATTCCGATCTCAACGCGATCCCGTCCGCGATCGCCTGCTGGCGCCGCGCCTTGGAGTGCGGCCTGGATGATGGCACCAAGGCCAAGGCGCTGGTCAACATAGGTTATCGGCTTCACGGTCTTGGGCAGTCGCGAGAGGCTCTCTGCGTGACCGAGGAGGGTTTGAAGGTCGATCCCAACCTCCAGTATGGCTGGGTTCACATTTCCCAAATTAAGACGATCCAGAACAGGGTTGGCGAAGCGCTGGAGGCGGCGCAGCGCGCGTGGGACTTGATGCCGTCCGATCCGATCGTCGAACTCGCTTATGCGTTCGCGTTGCTTCAAGCTCGGAAGCTGGATGAAGGCTTCAAACGGTTCGAGGTACGTTTCAGGTACAAACTGAAGTCGTATCTGAATCTGCCTTATGCACAATGGGAGGGTGAAAGTGAAAAAACGGTCTACGTCGATGCAGATCAAGGTCTCGGGGACACCATCAGCTTTGCAAGATTTATCTCGCTTGCTGCGAAACGTGCGCGTTACCTCCACCTTATGGTGCAGCCCGAGCTCGTGCGGCTTTTTATGAACGCCTTCGTCGGGATTCCAAATGTTAATATCGTCCCCAAGCCCGCTCCCCTCCCCGAAGCGGATTGCTGGACGACCTTCGTCAGCCTCCCGACCGCGCTCGGGCTCTCGACCGAAGAAATCCGACAAGCACCGCATATCTCGTACCCGGTCGTCCAGCTCCCGCTGAATTGGAAGGTTACGGATCGCAAGCTGCATATCGGCATCGCCTGGGCAGGGAGCCCGTTCAATGACATCAACTCGCATCGGTCAATCCCCGTCGAGCAATTCTTTGACTTATACCGAATCCCAAGTATTCAGCTATATGCTCTCCAAATTGGGCCTGAATCCCAGCGCTTGTATGACAATCACGGTCTTCCCCTCGTGCGAGACCTTTCTCCTTACATCCGAGACGTCGTCGATACCATCTCCGTCCTCAAGCAACTCGACCTAGTGATCTGCTGCGAATCGGCCCTCGCCCACATCTGCGCTTTGACGGGGACCGAGTGCTGGGTGCCCTACAGCCGACTGGGCAAGGACTATCGTCTGGGCACGAATGGCCGGGATCAGGTATGGTCGAATCACCGCGTGTTCAATCAGGGCGAAGACTTGCGCTGGGCGCCCGTTTTTAACGACATCTCACTGGCGCTGGAGGCTCGTATTCATGCACTTGATCGACAGGTTGGAAAAAAGAGCGCGAGAGCTTGATCAGCGGGTTCGCCAGAATTATTACAACCAGCAGGCGGCTGATGATCGGGAACTCATGTTTCTGGCCGCCAAAAAACTATCGTTATATGAAGCGTTATCTACGTCGAACATAGAAAACGGTATTCGCTTGATGGAAGAGGTTCTTGCCAATGACCGACGACGAGATGACCGTGCTGATGATCGCGGCGGAAGGCGAGTCGATGGCCCCGATTGGCCGGTGGAAGGAACCGTTACTGGCGCTGACTGAACGCGGGCTGATGAGCGCCAACGACCCCGTTAATTACGTCATTACTGGCAAGGGACGGGCCGAATTGGCGCGGGAAGAGAAGCTGCGTGACGGCGCTTTCGCCAAGGCGTTGTCCGCGCAGCGGTGCGAGAGCAGCGACCTGCACGTACACATGACCGTACTCGGTCGCGAGATCGTGTTCGACTTGGTGTATGATCCCGGTTTCATTGCTGACGTCATGACGAAGCGCTTTCTTGAACATAACGGTGCCTGCGAGCCGGAGACCGTTCATCTCATGCGGCGTGTTCTGCGTCCGGGCGATTTTGCCATCGATGGAGGCGCCAACATTGGTTTTTTCACGATGGTGATGTCTTGCCTGGTCGGCGATTCTTCGATAGGCTCAGAAGGTCATGTCGAGGCGTTCGAGCCGTCCACGGTTAATTTCAAGAAGCTGCGCATCAACGTGGAGCGCAGCCACGCCGAGAACGTCACGGTCATCAATCGCGCCTTGTGGAGCGAGGATACCCAGGTTACGCTTCATCAGCCGGCGGATACCGGCATGAGCAGCCTGGCCCCGTTGCAGGGAACCTTGAACCGGACGCCGGTTGGCGGGCTCACTCTTGACAAGTGGTGTCTAGCTTACGACCAGAAGCCGCGGTTGTTGAAGCTGGACATTGAGGGTGCCGAGTTGCATGCATTGATTGGCGCGGGGCAGTTGCTGACGCGAGGAATCGATTTCGTTTGCTGCGAGATGAACCTGCCCGCGCTCAACCGGTTTGGAGCGTCTCAGATGGACCTGCGCGATTACATGGCGGGTAAAGGCTACACGACGTTCGAGCTAAGGCAGGACGGAGGACGACCGGTTCCTGTCGATCGGGAGCGCTTGTTGGTGCCGGAAGTTGCTAACTTTAATGTGCTGTTCTCGACAGTCGAGAGGGTACATGAGGCTTGGGAGCAACCGTTGTGACGAGTGTCGGTTTTTCTAATGCCGTTGAGATCGATTACACGAATTATCGCGGTGAACGCGCTAAGCGGCTTATCCGTCCGATGTCGATCTGCTTTGCGGCGAACGAGTATCATCCCGCCGTGCAGTGGCTTATAAAAGCTGTGGATTTGGAAAAGGATGCAATTCGCACGTTTGCTATGACTCAAATTCATTCTTGGGTTCCAAAATGACCGATCGCAAAGCCCTTGAGAAGCTGTGGGAGCGCGCCGATGGCACTTATTTCCGGCGCTATCCTGATCGCTTTTATCACATCCGTAACGCCTACGAGCACGAATGCAGCGGAGAATTCTGGACTCTCGGAGCGCACGAGACTAACCGCCGCCGGATCATCCTGTGCCGGGCCGATGCCGAGCAGAAGCCGCTGCCGGACAACAAGGTCATGAAGATCCCGTTCTTGGCGTTTGCGGATGAAAGTATTGAGGATGACGACGATACGCTTTATCCGATCGTCAGGGACATTATGCTCGACGCTTTGAAGAGGGAGAAGTTGAAATGAGTGGAGTCGAGACGAGCAAGTCGTTCGGGGAAGAAACGTATCTAGGCGACGCGGTCTATGCATGGTTCGACGGGTATCAAATATGGTTGCGGACTGGTGATGGAAACGATAACCGGATCGCACTTGAACCTGGAGTATACGCCGCACTTCGGAAGTACGGTGACGATATATGGGGGTTGGCGCCATGAGTTGGTCCCAATCCGTTTTCTCTTCCGTCGTCTCCGAAGTCGGCTACGATTCGGACAGCGGCGAGCTTCTCGTGACGTGGTCGAAATCAGGTAAGGTCTCCGCTTACCAGGGCGTCCCCGAGGATGTCGCCCAGAGGCTTGCCAACGCGCCGTCAGTCGGGCAGATGATCAATGACGAGATCAAACCGTACTTTTCCCACAGCTATAGATGATTACGACTGGACTGACGACCACCGAAAGAATATCGAATTCGCCTATGCGTTCATCCGCGAGCGTGTCGCCGATGGCGGGAAGGGATGGAGAGGATATCCGATGGATGGTCAATCGCTAGTCGAGCGCTCCGAACAAAAGATCGCGGAGCGTTTCCGCGTCATGGCGGAACGAATCGAACGTAATCCTCAAGAGTTTGGCGGCGCCTGCGTGATCGTCCCGCCCGGCGGTACTGAGCCGATCGAGTTCCTGCTGATCGATGCGAAGGGGGACGTAGCCCAATTTTATGGGACCATAAAAAGCAAGCTGGAGATACAGTTGGAGGAGTTGCGGGCGGCGCAGCAGAAGCAACAGCATTGGGGGCGTTGACAAAGCAGATGTAGTGCTATACACTACATGATGTTAACAACCCATTGGAGACGATAAAATGGCCGCCAGAGTTCAGAAATCCGAAAACATCGTTACGAAATTGGAGACTGTTCCGATGCCGCGCGTGCAGCGTTCGTTCGATGGCATCCGTTCGGCATTGTTCGACGAGTGGGACAGTTTGCGGTCTGGCAACACTACCGCGGATAACGCCAAAGCCGCGTCCCGCATGGCGGACGTCATTCTCAAGAGCGTAGAGACGCAGCTGGAAACCTTGAAATTTTCCAGCACCCATTCTCAGCAGGCCGGCTTGCTGTTGAAATGAGGACGCATTGTCCTGTTTGCGGTCGGGGGTTGTGCCCCGACTTGCAACCTGTTCTCGAGTGGTGGTCGCCACAGGTTAGTGGCCGTATGAGACCGCCGTGGATTTCGTCGGATTGGATAAAAAGCATATGCGGCGGTTGTCAAGAGCGTTTTGCGCTGTGGTTGCGTCGACGAGATGAGCGCCTCTATTGGGTTGAGGATAACCAGTTTAATTTTAATGTTTGGTTGGCTGTTCAGCTAAATAAAGATTTGAAACGTATTCGCACTAAGAATTCTTTGCGTGTTTGGTGCCGAGAAGTCACGGCATACGGACCTTGTTCGCGCGAAGCCAAGTACGAAAATGGCTTTTGCACTCGTCACGAGCCGGGAGTTTATACCGTAGCGAGTCGCACCGGTCGTATGGATCGAGTAGCGGCTGGACAGCGCGAGCAGGAAAATGTTAAGCGTCGCCGCCGCATAGCGGAACGGGCATACTTGCGTAAGCAGCTTTTTAGCGCTAGCTTGTCGCCATGGCAGGCTGGAGCGAAGCGAAAAGGGATCGTGTCGAGGCGGCGTTTTATGCCTTCCTGGCCCGTTGCTATATAAATTCAAAAGACAAGGGGCGAATCTGCCTCGGCGAGCATCTCTACGACGGGCAGATGCAGTTCATAACAGCCGTCTTTGACGCGCTGGAAGCGGACATCCATCACATTTATTGCCTCAAGAGCCGGCAGCTTGGCATTTCTACGATCGTTCGCGCCTTGATCGCGTTCTACGTCGGCATCCACGACGGTCTCAAAGGCGCTTTGATCTTCGACACAAGTCCCCACAAGGAGAGCGCGCGCAAGGAGCTCGTCACGCTCATAAAGAACTTGCCGCGCAGCCTGCGCTTTCCGGAAGTTCAGGGGACCGGGTCGGGCAATCGCGAGAGCCTGACCCTGATGAACGAGTCGGTGATCCTCTTCATGTCGGCCGGCGTCAAGGAGAGCAAGTCCAGCGGTACGCTGGGCCGCTCCGAGGGTTTGACCGTCGCGCATCTCAGCGAGCTTTGCTCGTACGAAAATCCTACTGGCATAAAAGCTCTGGAACAGTCGTTTTCTGACGAGCATCCAGATCGGCTTTACATTTATGAGTCGACCGCCCGCGGTTACAATATGTGGAAAACGATGTGGGATAAAGCGAAGGCCGACCCCCATCATTGCAAGTGTCTATTTCTCGGCTGGTTTTCGAAGCCTAGCCAGAGCATCCCACAAGAGCATGCTGATTTTCAATTGTATGGACTCGCCCCACCGACGACGGAAGAGGCGGTTCGGATCAAGGCAGTGAGGGACCAGTACGGCCACGTCATAACGCCCGAGCAGCTGGCTTGGATTCGCAAGAAGGTGAATCCCGAGGTGAACGCCGAGAACGACTCGGCTGTTGAGGAAGACGACACGATCATGCTTGCCGAGCAGGCCTGGACGGAAGAGGAGGCTTGGCAGCAGACGGGATCGGTATTTTTTGCCGGTGCCGACTTGACCGACATGACGAACAAGCATGTCAGTCGCAAGTTCAAGTCTTTTATGTTCCTGGCTGGCGAAGAGTTCGCCGACATGAAAATTTACCGGTCGGAGAATCCCCGGTCGACCGAGTTGAAGGTGTGGGAAGAACCAGCCCCGGAGGGTGTCTATGTCGCAGGAGTCGATCCCGCCTATGGAGAAAACGAGAACAACTGCAATTCTGCAATTCAAATCCTTCGATGCTATGCGGACGGGGTCGACCAAGTTGCTGAGTACGCTTGGCCTCTCCAAACAACACGTCATCTTGCATGGACCTTGGCGGCTATCTTGGGATGGTACGGCGCTAGTCCTAGAGCCGTTATCCGATACATCCTCGAACTCAACGGTCCCGGCACCGCCGTCTACAACGAAATAAAGGCGTTGAAGTTCTACATTGAGAACGCGACTTATGTTCAGAAGCCGCTGGAAGAACGCGGGCTCATGAATCTGTTTCAGAACGTCAAGACTTATATTTATACCCGTCCGGATTCGATGGGGCCGGGGTATAATTATCACTGGCTTACGAATACCCGTTTGAAGATCACGATCATGGAGCAGCTGCGCGACATCGCGTCTAACGGCAAGTTGCGCATCCGGTCCATGGATCTGATCGAGGAGATGCGGTCGATCTCGCGGGAAGGCGATTCGATCGGGGCGCCGTCGTCTATGCGCGACGACCGGGCGGTTGCAATGGCGCTCGCCAATTATTATTGGATGACCAAGATTCGCCAGGGGCTGATCGGCGAGCGGCGCACCCGTGCTGCGGAGGAATCCCGGCAGCGGCTGTCGATAGTTGACCAGGTGACGCTTTTCAACCAGAATAGCTTGGAGACGTTTTTTGCGGCCAAGCAGGCGGGGCGGCGCCGAGATGCAGTTGCCGCCACTCGCAATGCCTGGCGCTACGGAACGGGTCGGAGGTATTGAGGTGCTGAATCGTAGAACGTTGTTCGGTTTGCTTGCTGCGGTGCCGGTAGCGGTGCAAGAGGTTGTTAAGAATCCGCCATGGGTGTTGCAAGAAATTGGCGGTGTTAAAGTCAGCACTTTGGTGCAAAATCGGGAAGAACTGTGGAACGGGTCTCCACGCCAGACTCATATGGATAAAGTTGTGGTTAACTCACTGATGGTGCAAGGTCAATTTACTGGCTTCGGCGGCCTGTAACAGGTCGGAGGCGTCGATGGTGTCGAATCGCCTGCGCAAATTCGGAGAGTTGCTGTTTGGGGTTCGTTGGCAGACTGAGTTGGCGAAGGCGCTATCGGTCAGCGATCGTACGGTGCGACGTTGGCTTTCGGGGGATACGAAGGTGCCGCCAAGTGTAGATGAGGAGCTGAAAATCATGCTTGTGAAGCGTCGGGCAGCAATCGAGGAAGTGTTGATTCGGAGGTATTAGTCGGCCGGATAATGAGGGCCGGAGCGGAGGTCCGACAACGGAAGGCGGGATGCGGGGCCTTCATACGTGGGGTTCTTTACCGTCACAATGCCGCTGATCCGCTCAACCATTATGGAGTCTTGATGGCCGTCGTCATCCGTTGCCCTGCTTGCCGGACCAAGTTCCGGTGGCTCGCCGAGACTGAGGCGTATCCGTCCGATTGCCCGCAATGCGGGGCCTATGTAGGGCACGATCGCGCTGACGATGACGTCGTCATGCCAAATATCCTGAGTTTCTCGACGCGTTGCTCGGACGGCGTCTACAAGGCGATGGAGAAGGCGTCCCAGGAGCGGGTTTATCAGGCCGCCGAGATGGCGGGTTGCGACGCTTCCGACATGGCCGACCTCAAGATCACCAATCTCCGCGACAATATGAAGCAGGGCGAGATCGCTGCCATGCCGGTGGTTAACGACCTGACCAGGCACATGGATGCCATGCGGGCGAGAAATCCCAATGCGCATGTCGGCTTTGGTTCGGATCATAATTCGATCGCAATGGAGTATGCGGCTGGTGCCGCTACTGGACACATCGCTCAAGGCGTTCCCGGGTCGATTTTGCCGCGCCGGGGCGCACAGGTGGGAACGGCTTTGACATCTGCGCATGCGGAAAAGGCGGACGCCGTGTTGCAGGCATCGTACATGAGCAAGGGTTACCTTCGGTGATAACGGTCCCCACCGACTACAACAAGCTTCTCCAATTCTCCCGCGACATGGTCGAGCAGTGCCGGGTCTCGTCGGCTTCACGGTCCGCTTATTACATGAGCCTCAATCAGATCGCCGAGACCGGCCGCTATGACGGCAACAAGGCGCTGATCAACAAGATCGACCCCCATCTTTCCCGAATCGCCGCTCACATTTTTTCCCCCGTCGAGTTGAAATTCACGATCGATTACGACCGCATGCACCCGAGGCAGGATTTGGATCGGGCGCGCGTCGCGGCAATGCAGCTCACACGTCAATGGGATCGGACATCGACCGATATTTTGTATGGACGGGGCGTATTCGAGAGTCTCAAGTACGGGTGGTGCGGCGTCAAGCAGTGGCCGCAGTCCGAGGGGTCGGATGAAACTTATCGGCAGTACGCGCGCCTAGTCATGCCTTGGAATTTCGGCGTCTACAATGAGGCTGAGACTGACATTTCGCGGCAGATTGCTACTTGCGAAACGGTTGCATTGACGCTTCCAGAGGTGTGGCGGCGCATCTGGCACCTTCCGAAAGCTGAGAAGCTGTTTGAGCGTATTCGAGCGCACGCGGCGCCGGGGCAGAGTCACGATGCCAACCAGTCGTTCTTCCATCAGGTGCTGTCGACCAACCAGATTCAGACGCAAAATCCCAACGGTTTCTCGGGGACTCTGCCCGGCGGCATGGTGAACGTATCGAGCGGCGGCAGCTTCCAGATCATGGGGCCGCAGGTCGCCGCCGAGACGTGCACGATGCACGAGCTTTGGATTCAGGGACACGACGACTACGTCACGTTGCAGCTGATCGAGCCCGATATTCTGGTTTCGCCGCCCGTGATGGATGGCAAGGTGCTGAAGCACTCGAATTTGCTCGGGCTTCTCTCTCATCAGCAGCCGATTCGGTCAATCCAAGTCAACGAGACCAGCGGCTGGTTCTGGGGCAAGAGCGAGTTGGTCAATCTGGCCGAACCGCAGTCGTTTCTTGCTGGCCTTCTGGACGACATGCGGCGGCTGATCGGTCTGCAGGTCGACCGGATTCTGTTCTTCACCGGTGAGAACCGGATTACCGACGAGCTTTATGGGCAGATGCGGATGGCCGGTTTCGGCAGCAGCGACCCCAACATGAAGGTTGAGGATCTGACTCCACCGTTCTCGTCCGACCTGCTTCCCGTGATCAAGTTCGTAATCGAGCAGATGGATATTAACTCGGGTTTTCCGCCGATCATGCAGGGACAGGGTGAGCAGGGGGTCCGAGCGGGCTCGCATGCGGGCACGCTGATGAAGACGGCTTCGCCCACGTTGCGTGATCGCGCCCTGATCGCCGAGCGCAACTGCGCGGTTGCCGCCGATCTCACGATGGAGATCAAGGAGGCCAAGGACGATTCGACCTATTGGACGAAGGCCGACACCATTCAAGATGTGCGGCAGACCGAGTTCAAGCTCATGGACTTGCCCGACGATTGGCGCGTCACCGTGGACTCGCATTCGTCCAGCCCGATCTTCAGCGACGAGAATGCGCAGCTGATCTTGGCCGCTCATGCAAAAGGACTGGTTCAGACCGAGTACGTGCTCAACAACATGCCGTTCCCTAATCGGGAGGACGCCCTGGCTCAGAACCGCGAGGCGGATAAGAACAAGCAGGCGATGATCCGGCAGTTGATGCAGGATAATCCGGAGGCGGCCGAGAAGGTGCTGGCGAAGACGCTGGGAGGGGGAAGAAGGTAAGCGGCGACACCCTCTCTCGGGTCCGGACCTTCGACCGAAGTCGCACCGGTATTTAGCGCGTCACACCACTCGGGTACACTAGTATCGCCCTCGGCAGGTGTCGCCGGTTCGTTAAGCTGGAAACCTCCCGTTAGGCGAAAATCCCGTCGGCATAGGCTGCATGATCGGCATCCCGCCTTGCGCGCGGCGGCGCGCTTGCGCCAGTACCGGATCGCTGTCGGCGATCTCCGCGCCTTTTGCTTGCGTGCGCGCTTGATGCAGGGCGCGTTCGATGTGGGCGAGCTTGGATTGCTCCATGTTTTCGAGCATAAAACCATGAAGACTTTCCGTTGTTACCTCGGCGATCTGGCCGAAATCGTCTTTAAGTGAAACGGCGCTGATCGGCGAAAAATTGGTATCTTTGCCGCGCGCTTGCAATATGGAGCGAACGGCTAAAGCTGCGTCTTCTGCTGCTTCCTCCGTCTTGAACATCAACGTCCACACCATCGGACCGGGTCCGAAAACGATCGTCAGGCTGAACATTTTTTATCCTCGTTTGTTTCGATCCACTTCTCGTACCAGTCCTTCCGGATCAGGTAGCGCGCTCCGTAGCGTTTGAATTGAGGCCCGTCGCCGCGGCGCAGGATGCGCCTGAAGGCGTCGTAATGCACGCCCATGTCGGCGCAGATTTGTTTGGGTGTAAGCCACCGTTTCGACAGGACATCGACCATGTTGGCTGAACCTACCCGCTTTTACGACCTGTTGCAACCCTCTGCGGTCTTATCAAACCACGTAGGTCGATCTCGCCAAGCGTCGGATACTCCATCTGTTTTGGACCAACCCCTCACACTAGGAGATCTTCAATGATCCGTAATCGTCGGCGAGGGCGCAAGGGCCGCCACTAATGCCCGAGCCCGTTCCTGCAGGGTCGGGGCTTCCCCGGCCACAACAGACGCAATCGCCCCCGATGGGTGTCAGCCCGGCAACGGGTCCGACTCCCAACAAGGGGTACGAGGCGGCTGCCATGCAGCGGCTGGGCTTAGTGATCAAGCAACTTACTGACATCTTGCCGCTGGCGGGCGCGACGTCCGACATCGGCAAGACCGTTCTTGATGTTCTCGGCAAGCTCGCCAAGCACGTTCCGGCGGGGTCGAACACGCAGGCGTCCGAGCGCAATGCGATCGATCAGATGGCCATGAAGAACGCGCAGGCTGCGCAGACCAATAAGACGCTGCAGCAGCCGCAAGGCCAACAGGGCGGGCAGCCGCCTGGTGGCGGCCAAGGCATGCCGCTCGGCATGGGGATGGCCGCATGAACCTTTTTGAAGACAAGACGCCGATGCCGGACAACGCGCATGTCAAGCGCGCGGGTGGCGATACGGTGTTTCTTGGACCGGCGCCGCCGCGCAGCGATGCGCCCGTGCGCGTCTCGCAGACGCTGCAGGAGCGCTACGCTGATCGAGCCGATGATGCTCAGAGCGTCGTCAACGTCATTCGCCCGCGTCGCGGGCACGGTTATTGAGGAGCCTGGCTCATGCCCGTCACCGATCTCGACACCTTGATTGCGAAATTGAAAGATCCTGGCGTCGATGCGCACGATCTGGATTCGCGCGTCCTGGCCGCCGGTCTTGAAGATCTTCGCAATCGTGTGAGTCATGCGGAGTATTCGCAGCTCAAGGCGCTCTCGCAGGCGCGAATTAATGCCGACCGGCTCACGGCTGTCGAGGCAGGCACTGCTGCTTTGACGAACGATAACGTCGAGTTCCGACGGTCGGTCAACGATGCGACCAAGCTGCCGCACGAGCATGCCGAGAAGCTGACGGAGCTGGAAGGGCGAGTCCGCGCTTGCGAGGGCGCGGTTGGAGCGGCTCCTTACAAGGTTCCGAAGCCGATCGAGCCGGTTTCGGTTGAGCCGGCCAAGGTAGAGGCGCCGAAAGCGCCGTTTTACCCAAAGACTGAAACGACGTCTGCACCGCCCGCGCCGAAACCGTCCGTTCCGCCTCCCGTCAGTCCCGCGGCGCAAAAGCCGCCGACCCCGATGTAAAGGATTCAGCCGATGGACCTCTTCCACAACCCCGCCAAATCGATCCCGACTTCGGACGAGCAGATCGTGCGCGTCGGGATGGAGCAGGACGACATCCAGGGTCGCAAGTCGCACTTGCCGGCGCAGATGAAGTCGGGCGCGCTCACCATCAGCCACGTGCCGAATGCCGGCACCAGCATCGGGACCAAGTAAGTGCCACAAGTCGAGATCGACGAAACCGAGTTGCTGCGGCTGCGCCGGACGGGCGAGACCGTTGGCGCCATGCTCAAGTCGCCGAGCGCCAAGCGCAAGCTGCTTGAGGCGCTCAAGGACGTCCATCCGGAAGATCCCGCGGTCAAGGAGCTTGAACGTCCCGATCCGACCGAGGATCGGTTTTCCAAGCTGGAGCGCGAACTCGCCGAGGAGCGCAAGGCGCGCGCGGATGCCGAAGCCGAGCGCGAGAAGAATTCCAAGCTGGACGATATCCGGCGCGAGCAGGCGGAAGGCTTCGACAAGCTGAAGCGTGCCAGGTGGACGGATGACGGGATCGCCAAGGTCAAGGCGGTCATGGAGGAAAAGGGGATTCTCGACGTCGCCATCGCGGCGACGTGGATCGAGAGCCAGATGCCCCCGGTCGCGGAGCCGGTCATGCCTGGTGGGCACGGCGCATGGAATTTCCAGGATTCGCTCACTGACGGCGATGTCGATCTCAAGAAGCTGATCGAGGCGAAGGGCGAGAATGAGGGCCTTTTGCGCAAGATGGCCGGCGAGGCGATTGCGGAAGTCAGGGGTTCGGTGCTGGGGGCGAGGCGGTAACAATGTGCTTGCGTTCGACATATGAGCAGCCTAGTGTGGGGACGGTTAAACCCGTTTTCCATAGGAGTCTTCTCATGACGCGGATGACGCTCGAACGAGTTACGCTGACCTGTATGAATTGCCAGCAAGAATTCTCAGTTAACGGCGCGCAGGCGAAAGCTTATGAAGCGCGTCAAGGCAAGGTCCGAAAGTATTGTTCTTCCGAGTGTTTTAACGTGCACAGGAAGATTCCGATTCCGACTTTTAACTGTGCTCATTGCGGTAAGCTGACTGAACGAAAAGGTTATAAGAACGCAAAGGGTTCGTTTGGCATTTTCAACTATAAAACTAAGTTCTGTTCGATTAGCTGTTCGGCCAAGGCGCAGTTTCGAAGAAAAGATTTCGGTGTCGGACGAATTGATAAGTGCGGTTATCGCTTGTTGAAGCGCGGCGGGCGCTACGTTCCTGAGCATCGGCTCGTGATGGAAGCGCATATTGGGCGCTTGCTGCGTTCCGAAGAAACCGTTCACCATATTAACGGCCTGAAGTTGGATAACAGGCTAGAAAATTTGGAACTTTGGGCCGCGAATCACGGCAAAGGGCAGCGAGTTTCCGATCAAGTGGCGTGGGCGATCGAGGTACTTAAGAATTATCCCGAATACGCTCGCGAGCGAGGGTTCGAGATTCAGCCTGTGAAATCAGAGGGTTCGACATCCGCTGTCCCTCCGGCAATCTTGCACATTTCAGAAACGGAATCTGCGTACGTTTCTGGTTGTGCCGGAATAACTTAAATAGGAGGCTAGATTGCCACTTCCGGGCATCGGTGTCGCGCCCCCAGCCGGGTCATTATACACCGAACTAACAGCCGCGACACGTCGTGCTTATGTGCCAAGGCTCTTTGTACAGATATATTTCGCAAGTCCTTCGTTATTTTACCTGACCGGCAATGCGCAGCGCGCTGCGGGTGGACTGAATCAGATCACAGTACCCATGCAAGGCCAAAGCATGGTCCAAGGCCAGTTCACCGGCTACGGCGGCGGCTTCAATTCTCCCAACGTCACTCCCGGCGTGCAAAACGGGCAGTGGAACTTGGCTTACTGGGTCGTTCCCGTTCCGCTCCCCTTCGGCGAATCCGTGCTTCAAGCGACCGATCGCGAGATCAGCCTGCTCAAGGCGCGCATGAATGACGTTTACGCGGTGACGCGCCAGAATATGGCGCGTTTGCTTTACACCAATAACTCGTCCAATTCCCTCTTCCCGAACAGCTTCCTCGATGCCTTTGACAATGGGACCAATTTCCCGAATTACGGCGGTATCAGCCGCAACGCTGCTGGCAACTCGGCCTTCAAGGGCCAGTACATCAACATGGGCGCGAATACCTACACGACGGTGTCGACGTCCGGCTTTACCCGCGCGACGATGGCTACGCTGCTGGCAAACATTACCGACAGCGCTGGCGGCGAGGCGCCGACTTACGGGGTCATGAATCCCGGCGACTTCGCGACTCTGAACAAGGACTTCGTCTCGAACGAAACCGCGTTCGTGGATCCGGGCGGCAACTATTCGATGGACACCAGCCGCCGGACCAGCTTCCCGAACCTGAATGTCAGCGGCATCCCGATCTTCGCCGACCATTTCGTGCCGCAGGGACAGGCGTTCTTTCCCAATGTCAAGTACACGGCGATGTACCTGTCCGAGGACGCCGCGTTCGACTTCAGCGGGTTCTACTCGCTGGTCCCCTTGGGGCAGATCGGCCAGCAAGGCGTCGTCGTGGTCGGCTACAACCTCGTCTCAGCGAAGTCGAGTTCGGGCGCAATAGCCTACAATATTGGCGCGAATTCGTTTTAAAAAGGAGCGCCCTGATGGCGAAGTTCAAGATGACCCGCGTCACGGACTCCGGCGACCTCTCTTGGGGGATGGTCCAGTCTGGGCCGATGTCCGGGCCTGGTGTCGGCCTGCAGCTACCTCAAAATTTGTATCCTTCAGAATTGAACGCGAGTCCCTACGACGCGAACAACAACTATGTTGGTCTCGCGGCTGGGGATCAGATCACGATTCCCCGCGGCGATTGGCTGATCTCGCTCGGCTCCTATTGCGTGCTTCAGTTCGATGATCCGGTCAATGCCTCCGGCGTTTGGTCAATCATCGCCTCCGCGGCGTGGGACAGCGGCCTTTTGTACGTTCAGAGCGACGGCTTCTCGTATCGCATCGCCAACATGACCGGTTGCCCGGTTGGCGGCATCGTGAACGCCTACGGCTCGGGATATGTCCAGGCGACGACTTCGATCGCGGTGACCGGCGGTGGCGGCTCGACCTGGGCGCCGATCGTCGGCGGCCAGCTCGTCATGACGACTGCGACCATCGTGACGGCGAATGCCGGCGCGGGGTATGGCGTCGCGCCGATTGCCATCCTGCCGGCGCCTCCCGGTCCGAACAACAACGCGAACGGCATCGGAGGCGTCCAGGCGACCGGTTTCTGCACGATTGCTTCGGGGACGGTGTCGGGCTTCACCTTCACCAATCCGGGGGCCGGCTATCCGTCGGGCACGACGTACTCGGTTGCGCTGCTGCCGAACCCGACCGACCCGAACATCCCGACGGGCATCACGCTCGCGACTGCCGTGTTCAGCATCACGGGCTCGGGGTCGATTTGCGGCGTGCTCTGCACCAATCCTGGTGCCCCGCTCGCGACGCCGAACAACATCACGCTGACTCTCTCGGGCGCCGGCACCAACGGCACTGTTTCGGCGATCATGTGCCAGACGGTCGTTTCGACCAGCGTGATCGGCGGCTCTACGATCGTCGGCGCGGGCTCGGTGGCTGCGCTGCTCACGAGCGTCGGCGGCTATCCGCAGTCGGCAGGTCCGGCGACGCCGATTACCGGCACCATCACCAACGCCCCGGTGTACTTGATCGCGGGCGCCGTTTCCATCGGCGGGGCAGGCGTGTACGGCCTCTGGGCGCGGCCTCGTCCGCTGCAGGCGCAGTTGGCGGTGGGCGGTACGGGCACGATCGCTGCGCAGGTGGGCATCATCTACGACGGCGGCCTGTTCTTCGGCGTTCCGACTCCGATCGTGTCGCCGTACGGCGGCCTGTTGACCGGCGCCGCGTCGACGATCACCGGGACCAGCACGATCACCTTCAGCATGGGTCCGCGGCCCGACTTCGTGCTGTTGCAACCGCTCAAGGTGTGATCGGTGGCGACCTTCAGCATCACGTTTGTCGCCGGGTTGGGGAGCAGCAATTCCGCCTACCCGTCGATGAATCTGCAGCAGCCGGCCGTTCAGATCGATGATACCAATGCGACTGACGGCGCGCAGCAAAAAGACATGGCGCTAAATAGGCAGATCAACATCCTAGGGTCGGATGGTGTTATTCGGAAATGTACGATCGATGCATCCCGTAGTGATCCGTCCCGCAACCTGATATATTACAATCTCATCTGATGCGTGCCAGCAAGGAGGTGCGCCTTGCTGCAAACGTACCTGACTCGCACACAGCAGCTCCTGCAGAACCCCGCGGCGCCGACCTCGCTTTATGCGACGGCCGATTTGACGTCCTACATCAACGTCGCGAGAGGGCAACTCGCTGGCGAAACCGAGTCCTGCAGAGCGCTTGGGACGCTTTCAACGGTCATCGGGACGCGCAACTATAACTTCTCCTCGATCAGCTTGGGCGCGGGCACCGGTTTGGCCGGCGTCATCAACACGCGCGGGATGTTGTACGCGGTGGCGTCGGGCTATCAGTGGATTCGCCCGCGGCCGTGGCCGTGGTACTGGCTGTTCAAGTTCAACAATCCGGTTCCGCAGGGCGGTGCACCGCAGGTCTTCAGCCAATTCTCGCAGGGCTCGTCGGGCCAGGGCTCGATTACCGGTATCGGGACCGGTACGATGTCGTCGGGAAGCTTCTATCTCGACCCGCCGCCCGATCTCGTTTACTCGCTCCTGATCGACTGTTCGTGCTACCCGATCGCGCTGGTGGCGGATACGGACGTGGAGGCACTGCCGTATTTGTTCACGGATGCGGTCCCATACTTTGCGGCCTATCTCGCGTTGTTGTCGTCGCAGACCTCGGCGCGGGTGGAGGATGCGCAGAAAATGTTCGATCTCTACAAGATGTTCGTCGATCGCGCCAGCCAGGCGTCGGCACCGAACGTCAACCGGTACTTGTATGAGAGGCAGGCTGATCCGACTTCAATCAACAAGTTGGGCATCACGACTAAGGCGGGGCAGTGACATGGGACCGTTGAGTGCAAAGTTGCGCAGCGTCGAGGGTGGTGTCGCCCATTGGTGTCCTGCGTGTGATGAGTCGCATGTTTATCGCGTGCCGCGATGGATGTTTGATGGAAATGTTGATTCGCCGACGTTTTCGCCCAGCATGCTAATTAGTTGGGGAACTTGGGGCGATGACGATCCGGAGGACAAGGAAAAGTATGACGGGCGAATTTGTCACTATTTTTTGACGGCTGGAAAGTTGGCGTATTGTGGCGATAGCACGCATGCGTTAGCTGGGCAGACTGTCGATTTACCAGATTGGCCTAAAGCGTACGAGGAGCGTCCCGGTGCCGATGACGCTTAACCAATACGTCGAGGACGTTCAAACCTTCTTGCGTGACAGCAAGCAGGATTTGCTCGATCCGCAGGACATCATCAAGTACATCAACCGCGCTCGCCGGGAGATCGCGATCCGGACGCAGTGCGTGCGCGTTCTCACGCCGATCACGGGAGCGGTTATTGGAGCATCGGTTGTTTCCGGAGGTTCAGGGTATGGTAGCGGGACCACGACGATAACGCTTACGCCGCCTGATTTTCCTTCTGGCGCTGGACCTTTTCCGAACGGGAGTCAGGGCTCCGTTACGCCGATCGTCAGTGGCGGTTCGATCACGGGCGTGAATGTCGTTTATGGCGGTGCTGGCTACTGGCAGCCATCGTTCTCGATCACTGGGGCGGGGAGCGGGGCGACGGTGACGCCGGTTTTGTCCAAGATCGAGCAACTAAGTCAAGGCCAGGAAGTATTGAATTTTTCAGACGTAGACTTGACTCCGTTTCCAGGAGTACAGTCCGTGTACGCCGTACAATCGGTAAGTGTTCTTTATAGCGGGTTTAGGTATTCGTTGATTTGTTACTCATTTTCTACTTACCAAAGCTTAATCCGCATCTGGGCTCAACAATGGCAATACGTGCCGGCGGTATTTGCCCAGTACGGACAAGGTACAAACGGCACGCTATACTGCTATCCGATCGCTTCGCAGAATTGGCAGGTTGAGCTAGACTGTTATTGTCTGCCTCAAGACTTGCTGACGGATTTAAGTGTTGAAGTTATACCGGACCCGTGGACCGATGCGGTGGCTTATTTCGCTGCTCACCTGTGCTACTTGAGTATTCAGAATTTTAATGCTGCAAAATACTATGAGGACATGTTCAATAGGCGATGTTTGGGGTACAGCAACGCCGCGCGGGTTAGTCGCGCGACTTCGCCATATGGCAGGTACGCGGGAGGGGCGTGATGGAATTATTTACCAATGCTCGCGCTATACGAATCATGTCTTCGTCCGTGCCCGTGAACTTGAGTAAGTTCACCCCGAAAAGGATAAATCGACAATTGTCAGTAACGTACCCCTTTGCGGGTTCTATGCGGTCTATACTGGGAGAAAAAATAGATCGTCCAGGGGAGACAAGATCAAAGTCGATTCCCGTTAGTTTGCACTTGCCGTTCCAGTTATCTTCACACCAAGCTTCAGTGAGGTTGAACGGAAGCTGTTTCTTGATGCAGCGATGCCTAGCGCCCGTGAGCAGAGGTAGCCATGGATGCTTTGCCTTTTCGTAAATCGCTTTTTCTGATCCTCGTGTTTCGCGCATTGCGGCCCATGTCGCTCTGTCGCGCGCTCGGTACTCAGCTAGATGCTGTTGCCGCAGCGCGATGGATTTGGCTTTTAGTTTTTCGGTGTTTTCGGCATACAGCAGTTTTTCCATGCATGTATCAGAGCATGTTCGTTGCCTCGAATAGCGTGTTTCAAACGCATTTCCGCACGTGGCACAAATTATTCGTGTTGAAGGCGATCTTCTTGATAAAAAAGCCCGATAGCTTCGTTCGCGTGCCGCTTCCTTGTTCCCAGCGTACCAATTATCATAACTGCACTGTTTGGAACAACACGTATTGCCTTTTCGGGAAGGTTGAAAAAGCCGCTCGCAAGCAGCACAAGTGGTTGGTGCGGGTTTCGGTTTTGCTTTTGTCACGGTTAATTTTTGTAGTGCGACGCACTACATTTGTCAAGGGCTTCCTCTGATGCCCGTCCAAGGCAACCCCTACGTTCCTCCCGCTCCCGGCCCCCTCGTCATGGAAATGTTCGAGGGGATGAACACGAGCACGTCTCGCGTCGGCATTCCTGATGAACAAGTCAAATGGCTGGACGGGTTCTTCCCTTTAGATCACCACAACCTCCGCACTCTCTACGACGTCGGCGCCACGCTCTACACCGCGGTCGGCACGACGATCGTTTTCTTCGGCTTCGTCAACATCTCCTCGACGCCCTACGCGATTATTTTCCAGGCCGACGGCTCGGTTGTCGCGGTCAACGTAAACACGGCGGTGGTCACGACTATTTTAGCGGCAGGCACGATCGTGGTGCCATCTCAGCTCACGATTGGGCTCTCTCAATGGGGGCAGCAATACGCCATTATCGTCGCTAATCAGGCGAACGGCTACTGGTTGTGGGATGGCTTGATTACCTATAGCACGGGGACGATCGCGCCAAACGTAGTGTTGAGCAACAATGGTTCCGGATATGTGTCTCAGCCGGCCATAGGACTGATCGGCGGTAGTGGTTCCGGCGCCGTATTTACCTCTTCTATAAACAACGGATCGGTAGTATCCGTTCAGATCGTCAATCCCGGTACCGGGTATTTGGCCTCCGATACTCCTACTCTGACGTTCGTAGGCGGCAATCAGGCGGGCACCGGCGCCAGCATATACGCCAATTTGGGACATCATGCGGGTGGTTCCGGCGCGGTTATTGTCGTGACCATGGTTTACGAACCCAATGTGCCGGCGTATAATGCTTATCCTACCTTGACCGTGCCCGGTTCAGGATACGGGCCTAATACTAAAGTAAATGTTTATAATAATGGAAACGTGGTTGTTGGTACTGCACTCAAAATAACGTGCTCAGTTGTTGGCGGTTCTATTGCCAGCATAAAATCAACTTTTCCATCGTTGTATAATACCGCAACCCCTGTAGTCACTGCGACCGTGGTGGATACCGGGTATTACGCAATAACTTCGGCAACGGTAGATCCGTCGCACGAAGGTTCTGGATACAGCAACTACCCGGTTCTCACTGTTGTCGACGTAAACGGAAGCATTCAATCCTCCCCCGTCTTGACAGCCAATGTGACGGGTGCTGGAGCCTCTGTTACTTCTGTAAACATAATATCGGGCGGCATATTTGCAGCCAACGTGGCTCCGACAGTGGTAATTACCGACGTCGCGACCAATGCTGCCGGCTCTATCACTATCATGCCCTATGGCGTCAGCGGCAACGCGGTCGAAACCTATTCCGGCCACGTGTGGGTTGCCAACCAGAACAATTACAGCTGGTCCGCGCCCGGCTCGGCGTCCAACTTCGCCACCAGCGCGGGCGGCGGCTCGGCACAGTCCGCGGACTCCTACCTCAAGATCGGCTACACGCGCCTGATCCAGTCGAATGGGTTTCTCTATCTGATCGCCGATTCCTCGATCGACTACATCTCGGGTGTCCAGACGGCGGGCACGCCGCCCACGACGACCTTCACCAAGCAGAATGCCGACCCGACGATCGGCACGCCCTACCCGTGGTCGGTCATCCTGCATGGGCAGGATCTGCTGTTTTCCAATTCTGTCGGCATTTATGGTGTTGCCGGAGCTCGCCCGACCAAGATCAGCGCCATGCTGGATGGTATCTGGGGCACCGGCAACCTTAACCTGTCCGCAGCGCATGCGACGATCTTCAAACGTGAAGTGTGGATGACGCTGACGACTTTCGTCAATCCGCTCACAGGCGCGACGGTGACGGAGCCGCTGATGTGGGATGGCAAGCGCTGGTTTGCTTCGCCGCAGAACATGAACATGATTTTCATCGGCAGCCAGGAGCTCAATTCCGTCTTCACGGCCTACGGCACTGACGGCACGATCGTAGCGCCGCTGTTCACGACCCCGTCCACCAACTTCACCAAAGTCGTGGAGTCGAAGCTATGGGCTGAACCGGGCGGTTACCTGCTCAACAAGGCGACGGACCGCTTTTGGGCAATTGCCAATTACGCCTCGATCGCGTCGCCGTCGATCGTCCTGTCGATCGACGCCGTGTCGGCCGATCCGAACGTGGCGGGCAGCATTGTCTCGACGTCGGCCGGCTACACGATCCCCGGTCCATCGATTACCGGGCACTGGGTCACGCCCCCGCAGGCCGTAGGCCAGCAAGGCATCCTGACGGGGATGACGATCAAGACGAATTGCGCCGACATGACGCTGATTTCTGCTATGATCGACAACAAAATCGTCAGATACAGAGGTTAGAGCAATGATTTACGATATGTCCGTTCCGTGTCCGCTGGACGACCATCCCGTTACGTTTAAATTTGAACTGGATAAGCGTAATAAAAACAAAGCTTTCATCATGGATTTTTTCCAGAAGGGGCTTCTTTATGAGCCCGAGATTTCATGGTTCATGCTCCGGGCGATAAAACCAGGCGATTTCGTCGTGGACGTCGGCGCCAATATTGGTGTTTTCACGGTTCTCATGTCCAAGATGGCAGGGCCTGATGGACTCGTACTGGCGTTTGAGCCTGATGCAGATAATCTTTCGTGTTTAAAGAACAATTTGCGTATAAACAATATCAGCAACGTCGAGATTGTCGAGCGCCCCCTGTGGATTCGAGAGGAAGAGGTTAGATTGTACGAATGTAAGGATACGACTGGTAGTCACGCACTTTGGGATGTGTCGCTGTGGCCTGGCAATGAGCTGACCCGGCACGATGGCGTCAAGTCTAAAGCTTTCATGGCGTGCACGTTGGAAAAAGAACTGGCCCGAACAGGGCGGAGGTGCGCTTTCATCAAGTTGGATACCGAGGGGGTCGACGAACCCATCTTGAAGTCTCTCGGATCGCAGCGTCCTGATTACATAGTATCAGAGTTGAACCCGTTCGGCATGCTTCAGGTTGGTTCTGATAACGACGCGATGCGGACGCTCATGTCGAGTTATGGATATGAGTGTTTTTTCATTCACAGGGATGACCGACTGCCTTCGCTGATTCCGGCCAGTTCCAAGCTGATGAACGGTCCTAACGGCTGTATCGTGATGAACGTGCTGTTCTCGACGTTGGAGAAGGTTGGCGAGGTCTATCCGTATGTATCAAGCATAAACAAGTGGGACTTCTTGAAAAAAGACGTAGTCAAATGAGTCTTGCAACCCTCGCCTTCGTCCCCGACACGCCCGCCGATTTCCAGCGGTGGAGCTTCTCGAACCAGGCGTCGCATCGCGACATCATCCGCGTGATCGAGCAAAATCAAGTCGCGATGACGCTGGGGTTCACGCTGACGCCGGTAGACGAATACCTGATCGACCCCTTCGACCCCGATAACCTGGGCAACTGGCCGTACTTGCATCAGGTCATGCACAACCAGATGTTTCAAGCCGCCGGTCTGCCCGCCAGCTACGACCTGACCGGGATCGATTGGCAAGACCCCCAGGTTGTGCAAAACTGGATCTCGGCTCACGCCGACGATCATAACCGAATCTCAGCCTTTTTAGGATTGTCCTGATGCCCGCAGAAGCCCTGAAGCCCGTCGCCCCGCCTCCCGTCGTCTACGCCGAGGTGCGCCGGTTCGAGCTGCCCGATCTCGACACGCATGCGCGGTGGTTCATGCCGCGCTTTCTGAAGGAGTACCCGCACCTCAACGAGCGCTCGGCGATCGGCTTCTTGCGCGGGATCGTCTACTCCAACGAGTTTCTGTTTCTCTTCCAGGAGAAGGGCGTCGCCTTGGCGCAGGCGATGGGGTCCGGCGGCCTGGAAGCCGAACCGATCGTCTGGGAACGGTTCGTCTGGGTCGAGAATCCAGCCGATGCCGGCCAGCAGCAGGCGGCCTCGTTTTTCTACGATCGGATCGTCAAGTGGGCGAAGACGATGGGCGTGTCGAAGGTGCACGTCGAGGAGCATAGCGACTGCACTCACGACCAGATCAAGGCGCGCGTGGGGCGGGTGTTCGAGACGCAGCAGCGCTATGTGAGGCCGTAATGAGTTTCCTAACGGATCTTGTCGAGGGGCACGATAGTAATCTCGGCAATGACATCACCGGTATGTTCCGGCCCAACGAGATTGGCCAAACGCTGGAGGGCGCAGGTTTGCTCGCGGGCGGCCTGTTGACGGGTGGCGCGTTGCTGGGCGGTGCGGGGGGGCTGTTTGGCGCGGGCGCAGGGGCGGGCGCAGCGGCTGATGCGGGCGCAGGAGTGGATGTTGGCGGGATGTTCAGCAGCATCTTTGGTAATACTGCCGGAGCAAGCACCGATGCGGCAGTAACGGCTGCCGATCCGCTTTCTCTTGTTGCGCCGACCGATGCAACTTCAACTTTTGGCAGCACGCCTGCCGGTGGAGCAATCCAAAGTGCGCTCGGTTATGGTGGAGGAGCGGGAGATGTGACGCTGCCGCCTTCGCCTCCGACAGGCATTCCCGGCGATCCTGGTTTGGGTGGCGGGCCAATAGGGCCGCAATTGCCCACTGATCCCTACGCGGGAGGCGATCCTACGCTTGGTGCCAATCCAAGCCAGGGCGGCGGGATGATTGGCCCTCCAGCGCCTGCTGGCAGCACCGGCTTCTTGTCCAGCCTGAATCCTTCCAACTGGACCCTCGGCGGCGTCGGCAAGGTAGCGGGCGTGGCAGCGGCTGGCGCTGGTCTCGGCATGGACCTTCTAAATCGGGGTCAAACAGACCCCAATCAGGCGATGCTGGCGCAGCAGGCCGCCCAACTCGGGCAGTCCGGACAGGTGCTGGAGTCCTACCTCAAGACCGGCAAGTTGCCCCCCGCTCTCCAGGCGCAGCTCGACCAGGCGGTCGCCGCCGAGAAGGCGCGTATCGTTTCGGGCTACGCAGCCAAGGGCATGCCGACCGATCCCAACCAGAATTCCGCGCTCGCACAAGATCTGAACAACGTGCAGACTAATGCGATCGCGGCGATGGCGAATGTCCAGGTCGAGATGATGAATACCGGCTTGAAAGAAACCGGTTTGTCGTCGCAGCTCTATCAGATGCTGACCCAGCTCGACCTCCAGCAGAACAAGGACTTGATGTCGGCGATCTCGTCGTTCGCCGCGGCGCTCGGGGGCGGGATGGGTGGCGGGCAGAATGTTAAGTTGAGCCTGGCATGACCCCTCGCGATTTCAATCGGGGAACGTTGAAGCGCTTTTTCGAAAGAAAAATGGTGGTAGAGCGGCAGTGTGCCGTTGCCGCCGACATGAGTCTTAAAATAAAGACTCCCGTAGGGACATCCAATTCGGAGTGCAGCATGCGAGATATTGGCACGCCAGTCGAAAGTTTGACGTATAATTTTGTGCGCCATATAGGACAATTGTACCTGCCGGAAGGCTGTTGTTGCGATATGTACGGGTGCATAGAACTGTTTCAAAAAATTGATAAAAACGTGAGACGCATTGATACTTTTTCCGGCATGGAGTCTGATACTATTTATATACGTAATGGAACTAATTGGTTTGCCACCTAGTTGAATGGAATAAGCTATTATGATTAACTCACTGGAAAAGAACATTGCCATGGTCCGTTGGCGAACCATATTCGTGCCGTTGCTCATCGGGGCTGCTTGCTCCGGGTGGGTGAGCGTCGATTTTTGGGACGCAAGCAGACAAGCGTTGCTGGTGTGTCTTTCGGTCATAGCCGCAGGGGTGTTAGTCCGTCTCGCGCGTGCGCTTCCGTTCACCGTCGCTGACCAATACGAGCTCGATGAAATCCGGAGCCTTACGAGCGCTGTCTCGCAAATAGCTCGATCGTTGCGGGCTCTGCTGATCGCGGTGCTTGTGGGGATGATTGGTCTAGTCGTCGCTAAACCGCTGCTTGATTTTGCAGCAGCCACTCCTGTTCTTGCCGAACATCTTGCGCTGGCCGGTTCGTCAATCTCAGGCCTACTTGGAGTCGTCATCGGATATGTGTTCTTTCGGATGCTGCAAGTGGTGAGCAGCGATCAAAGTCTGACGGAACTGCAATCAAAATTCATTGTACGCGCCGTCGAGCGCAAGCAGGCCGAACGATTTGAAAAGCAGCAGGCAAAGTTTTTCAAAGGAACGAACGAGTGACTGACGTTTTTGTAAACGATCCTCCGGCGCTTCCTGGTCCAGCCCTGTCCTGGAAACCGGGCGAGCCGCCTGTCGGACAGTCGGCCCTGCCGCAAGCCGCCCCTCCGCCCGGTCCCGCCCTTCCCGACTACGCGCCCTACGGCGGCGCCAACATGACCGGCCTGGCGCCGGGTTCCCCCGGCTATGTGTCGAGCCGCCTTGCCGGCGAAGCCGCGGCAAAGGGCGAGGCGCAAACTGACTTCGATCGGCGGGCGGAAGACCAGATGAGACAGGATCGCCAGAAGATGGCGCAATCCTACGACCTGGAGGCGGCCGATGCGCGCGATCCTGCCCTCCGGCCGTGGAACGCCGAGCAGGAGAAAGCCAAATACATCCGCGGCCCCATGGAGAACTTCGGCTCGGTCGGCATGATCTTCGCCATGGCTGCCTCCGCGTTCACCCGCACGCCCATGATCAGCGCCTTGAATGCGGGTGCCGCCGCCATGCAGGCAACTGCGCAGTCCGACGAGAAAGCGTACAAGCAGGCTTTCGACGCTTGGAAAAGCAATTCCGACCTGGCACTCAAGCGCTTCGACATGGAGCGCAACCTCTATGAGGACGCCAACAAGCTGCTGACGACCGACATGGGTCTCTGGAAGCAGAAAAGCTTGATGCTCGCGGCGCAGTTCGACAACCAGAAAATGCGAATCATGCTGGAAAACGGCATGGACAAGGAGGTGCTGGACGCGCAGGCCGCGCAGTTCAAGGCGGCGGAGGAGATGCGCAAGTCGAAGTTCGAGTTCGAGAAGCAGGATTTCTTCCGGCAGCAGTACGCGGATTCGATCAAAGAGTATCAAGACGCCCATCCGGGGGTGAACGATAAGAACAAGACGCCGGAATACGTGGCGTTTAAGGCCAAGGCGTGGAGTGATGCCCTGCGCGCTTCGCAAGGCGAGATGACCCCGGAGCAGCTCGCGCAGCTTCGCGCGACGGCGACAGGCTCGGCAGCAACGAAACCCGGCACTCCGTCGTCCGATAATGCCAAAAGAGACGCCGATATACGGGCGGCGAATCCCGGAATTAGCGATACCGACGTCATAAAAGAACGCAACCGGCAGATCAAGGAAGAAAAAGAAACCAAGCCGACCATGAATGCTGCTGGTATTGATCTCGCTGCCAATATGTTCATCAAAGGTAATCCGGCCGCCATGACCAACGTCGGACGCGGAGTGCAAGGCGCGGCTAACCTCAACGCCATAAGGAATCGGGCCGCCGAGCTTCTCCAAGAACGCGGTTTGAATCCTGAAGAATCGGCCACATTGATCAACGAGAATACCGCGGCGTTCCAAGGCGACAAGCGCGGTGCGGCCAATTTGGCGTTGCGTTCTTCCCAGATCATCGGGGCATCGACGGTCGCGCTGAACACCATGGATCGCGTGCTTGAAACGTCCAGGAAGGTGTCTCGCACCGAATTTTCGGACATCAACAAGATATTGTTAGCCGGTGAACAGCGCACCGGAGATACGAACGTCATCAATTACGGTATCGCGTTGAATACGCTTATTAACAACTATGCTCGGGCAATTGGTGCCGGGAGCAACGCGCTGACCGACACGGCCCGCAGGGAAGCGCACGAATTGCTCGAAAAATCGTGGAGTCAAGGTCAGATCGAGTCCGCGATCGGGCAGTTGAAGAAAGAACTTCATGACGAATTGAGAGGCGCGCAGGAAGCGCGCAAGATTTGGGCGGAAGGCGGTTCGGCAGTGCCTGAATTGGGCAGCGGAGCCGTTACAGGAACTCCGAAAGTGCCGCCTGTGAATCTTCTCAAGGAAGGCACGATTACCCCCTTCGGCGATAAGGGTGATTGGACTTTGCGGAACGGTAAGCCTGTTCGGGTTGATCAATAATGGCGACCGAACTCCCAGAAATCATCGTCACGGCGGACGAAACGCCGAAAAAGCCGCCTGTTGATACGGGACCTGCCGCAGTTGTCGCTCAAGAAGGGCCTGCAACCGCCGTCGAGGACGGCGAGTGGAAGGTCAGCGGCCCTGAGCGCCCCGATACTGATGAGTGGAAGGTCAGCGGCCCTGAGCGCCCCGACAAGTCGACCGTGCTCGGTCAGATGGGGACCGGGTTCATGGACCCGGTCGAGGGCGGCGGGCAGTTGATCTCTAACATACTCCCCAAACCAGTGCGCGAGACGCTCGATACGTTCAATAACTGGGCGGCCAAGCACTCGGGCGGATTGATTCGCGAACTGCCCCCCGGTGGCAAAAACCAGCAAATGCAGGAGCGCGAGGCCGCAATCCAGGAACAGCGTGGCGCCAACAAGGATAACATCGATTGGTCGCGCATGGGCGGCGACCTGCTTAACCCGATCAACTATGTTGGTGGAGGTGGGATCGGCGGCGCAAGCAAACTGGTCAATGCCGGCCGCGCATTCTTAGGCGGTGCGAGTTCCGGCGCGATCCAACCTGCTTCCGATCCCGACTACTGGCGCGAGAAGCAGAAGCAAGTTGGACTGGGAGCAGCATTCGGTCTGGTAGCAGGCGCGGCAGCTTCCGCGGTTGGAAAGGGCTTGGATGCTGTCGGCGCTGTTTTAGCGCGCAAGAATCCCGAATTCTTGGAAAACAACTACATTAAGGAAATAATAAAGCGTATCGGTCAGGACGAGAAAGTTGGCGGGCCTTCGGCGCAGGATATGATTGATATTGTCAACGCTGGCAAGAAACCGTTGACCTTGGCCGATGCAGCTTTACCAAAAGGGAACGTGCGAGGACTCGCAGGCAGCGTTGCTCGACAACCCGGCGAATCGAAAGCGATTGCAGCCCAATTGATAGGTAAGCGTGACGAGGCGGCAGCGCAGCGTATTCGTCAGGACATCGAAACCTACATGCACGGCGGCGATTCCGCTTACCAAACCAACGAGATGTTGCTTGCCGCGCGCAGCTCGGCATCGACTCCTGCTTATAACGCTGCTTACAAATTAAAAAACATATGGAGTCCTCGTCTTCAGCAGTTTATCGACGATCCAGATTTCAAAAAGGGACTGAATCGCGGTTGGCATCTCGAACGCCTGCGCGCCCTTGCAGAAGGGCGCAAGATCACGGCGACCGAACTCGGGGTCGATATCGACATGGAGGGTAATGTCAATCTGATAGAAGTGCCGAACATGCGCTTGCTCGACATGGCGAAGCGCGGTTTGGACGCCATGATAGCTGATACGCGCGATCCGATTACCGGACGATTGTCGGCGCACGGAGTAGCTTTGAATCAGGCGCGGCACGCCTACGTCAAGGAATTGGAGGCGCTCGACACCAGCGGTGCTTACAAGCGTGCCAGGCAGGCATGGGAAGGCCCGTCGGCTAGCCGCGACGCTGTCCAACTCGGCCGTGCCGTGTTCCAGTATTCCCCGGAAGAAATGGCGGCTGAGGTAGCGAAGCTATCGCCTGCCAACCGGGAATTTGGTCGCATCGGCGTTGCTGACGTTTTGCAGGAAAGGCTTGCCAAGACCGGCTTGCATGGAGACGAGGCCAAGGCGATCCTTAAGAATTCGTGGACGCGAGAACAACTGCGACCGTGGTTCCGGTCGCCGGCTGATTTTGACAAGTTCGTTGATTCCATCACGACTGAAACTAAGATGTTTGAGGCTGGTTCCGAGTGGGTGGGAGGTTCGGCGACGGCCGGGCGGGTAGCTGAAGACACAGGCGGTAATGGACTGAAGGTGGCGTTTGATGCCGCCCGGATAGCGCGCGATCTGGCTAGTGGCGCGTGGGGACCTGTACGTGCGGCGGTTAATTCGTGGCGCCTTTATCGCGATCTGACGACGAAGAACGACCCCGCTTTCAATGAAAAAATCGCCCAAATCCTGTTCGCAACCCGCATCTCGCCCGAGACCGCGGCCAAATTGACCGGCAAAACCCCCCTCAATACCGTTAACCCACTGGAGAAGACCGGCGCGGCCGTGTCGGCAGGCGGCGTACCTGCCGCTGCTGCAGTGGGAGTGCCGCAGGCGCAGGATCGAGGCGGTTCTAGCGCCCCCCAACAAAATCCATCAAGTGGTAACCAGCTACCTCAAGGCAAACCAGCACCGCACGCCCAGTTGCAAAGGCCGCCCGGCGCGGTGCTGTCGGATGAGAGTCCTGATCCCGTTCGTCCCGGCGCGCAGTACGCCTCAAATGAACCGGCGAAACCCGAGAGCGCTCTGCCGCAAGAACCCTCTAATTTCCTGGCTGACGCCGATCCGGCTCAGCAGGCGCAACAAGCCCGCGAGGTCGCGGCACAGCGGCAGCGCCAGGCCGTCCAGCCCGCCGAGGGACGCCAGGAAGGCGCGTTCACCGACGCGCTGTTCGATGCGCTCATTCCCGGCCGCGCCGCTGTCCGGTCGCTGACGCAGGGCGAGTACGGGCAAGCCGCCGTGGAGGCCGGCATGTCCGCGGTGCCTTATGGCGGCAAAGCACTTGGAGCGGCGTTGCAGGCCGCGCCGATGCTGACAAAAGCCGTTGCCGCTTCTACCGCCGCCCTGACATCGTTGTTCATGGATACGTCGGAAGGCGCTTCCAAGCTCTCGCCCGAAGACCAGTCACGAATCCGGATGATGCAAGAAAAGTCCAAGCAGGAACAGCAGAACCGGGCCAAGGATGCTGAGCTGCGGAAGAAGGAAGCCGACGAAAAGGCGGATCGCGACGCCAAAGCCGCTCAAGCTGCGGCGCAGACTCAGGCTGATTTGCAGGCAAAACTTGCCCGGATCGAGGCAGACAAGCAGCGCGAGCAAGCCAAGATCGAGGACGAAAGACGCCGAGCCGAGCAAAAGGCAGCCGAAGATGCTATTATAGCTAACGCTAATGAGAACAAGCGCTTGGCTGAGCGGCCTTTCCGGGAGAAGCACCCGGAGGCGGCATTGGCCATGTTCATGGGCGGCATCGCCGCGGCATCAATTCTCCCCGGCGCCACTCAGGCTTACAAACAGTGGGCGTTCAACTCGTACCTGAAGGATTGGGAAAAGCTGGACGCGGCTGCCGCGCAGGCTCTTAAAACCGGTACCCGCGAAGAGCAGCAACTCGCGGTCAACCGCTTGTCCGCCGCGGCGGCGGAATTGGCAAAGCGCGAAGGCAAGCTGGAAAAATATCCGTGGCTAACTCAGCTGGCCGCACCTACTGTAGCGATGGAGATGAGCGCGCTGCCGGCAGAAATAGACATCGCTCAACCGGTCGGCACGAAGGCACACGAGTCAGCCGTGGAGTATTATACCGACCCCGCCACGCTCGGAAGCTTGGCAGCTGTCGGCGCTGGCGGCTTTGGAGTTGGGCATTTCTCTCGCGAAGCGGCCGAGGGGTTGCTGCCTAAAGGCAAAATTCCCGCCGGCACGTCGGGCACTATCAAGACGTTCGAGGAGCGTAACACGGCTGAAGCAATCGCAGCAGAAGCTGCGGCCAAGAAGAAGGCTGAATCTGTCGCGAAGCGCAAAGCAACGCTTGAAGCGAAAAAGAAGGCCGAAGCCAAAGCGGAAAAGAAGGAAGAGGAGCCGCGCAAGGCCAAGGTACCGCGCGGCGGCTCTAAGATTTACGGACTGAGGGACGAATGAGCGCCAAGGAGAAGATCGAGGAACTCGCGCTGCGCGTCGCCCAAGATGCGCTGGATCCGAGCGCGACCCCCGAAGACCGCCGCGAGGCGTTGAAAATCCTTAATCCGCACTATACGATGCTGTTGAAATCTAAAGTAAAGGATGACTTGCCCGCCGAAGGCGGGTTCGACTTTGATCGATTCAACCAGGAGAACCGCGATGGTCGACCCGGAAATATACGACGAGTTGCGTCCTGATCCGAAGCAGCCTCCTGTCATGCTTGAACCGTGGCAGTGGGAGATTTGGCAACCGCTATTGGACCGCCTGAAGAAGGAAAAACGCGATGAGCGACCCGGCACGAAAGTGGGAAGTCATTCAGGACGAGCCTGAAGAGACGGATGCTCCTTTGACAAAGGCTCAGGAGCGACAAGACGCCGCACCTCCTGGGCTCGATCTCCTGTTGCTGAGCTTGAAGACGCTGTCTCAGCGCACGCTCTCTGCCATCGCCAATCTCTTCACCCTGGTGACCATGACAGGCACGTGGTGGTTGTGGTACAAGACGCCGGATCCTAATCCGACCCAGATCGTGTCTCTATCGATCTTCGCCGCGTTCGTGCTTGCGGCCAATTGGCTGGTGAGGCGGAAATGAAGCGAAACGCTCTTGTAGTCGTATTCACTACAATATTATTGCTGGTCGCTGGAGTCAACCCGCTTCGAGCGCAAAGCAATGTGCGTCTTGCGCCCCCAAACCTTGGGCTCCAGAGCCAAACTTGCGGCTCGGCCGTGTCAAGCTGCGTCTTGAAGGCCAGCAACGGCTTCTTGCTGGGGGTTTACGCCGAATGCACGGCGGCTTGCTGGATCATGGTGTTCAATACTACAACCGCGCCAAGCAACGGATCTACGACTGCGGGGGACGGAAGCGGGGCGTCCGGTAACTTGGTCGATTGCGTCGACGTGGCGGCGGGTTCGTCCCGATCCCTCACTTATCCGAATTACCCCGTATGGTATTCGGTCGGAATCACGGTTGCCATCAGCTCAACCGCGTGTGCCACGCTGACACTTTCCACGGTTGGTTTTGTGCGAGGAACCTATCAATGATCTGGAGAATCCTCGTATTAATGCTGCTTGCCCACGCTGCTTGGGCACAGCAGATATCGGGCGGCGCTGGGGGCGGCTCATCTTCTTCCCTCGTCATCGGCACCACGGCGATCACGGGATGCGGCACAAGCGGGTTTGTGCTGTATAACAACTCCAGCGCCGTAGGCTGTGAAGCGACTATCGTTTCCGGATCCTCGGCGACAAGCGGCTGCGGGTTCAGTTCCACTGGAAACTTTGGCGGGGTTTTGTGGAATAACAACGGGGTAGTAAACTGCGCTGTAAATGTGCTCTCGACTGACGGCTTATCCAGCTTTCGGATTAGCAGCGGTAGCGGCGGAACGTATGGGACCGTTCAGATATGGGATGTTGCGGGGACGGGCAGTAGGGCTGTTTTCATAGGCGGGGCGTCATTCGGAATTGCACAGTATTCGACGGCGCGCTATGCCTGGAATTCTTCCGCCTCTGGCGATGTTCTAGGCTCGATCGACACGACACTATGCCGACAAGGTGTCGGTATTGTCGAGATTGGTTCTGGGACGGGATGTGGAGCCAGCGGCAGTCTACTCACGACGAATATCACAGCCAGCGGCGCAAACGTGCTGTTTAGTGGGATAAACGCCACGACCGAGACGGACATGCTTTGCTTCAATACGAGCACGGGCCTCGTTACGCACAGCACCGTCGCTCAGCAATGCACGGTCTCGGATGCAAATCTCAAGCAGGAAATCACTCCGATTGACCCGCGCCGAGCGCTCGCTGTCGTGACTGGTTTTGATCCGATCGAGTTTCACTATCGTCCCGAAGCCGATATGGGCAGCGATTTGCACATGGGTTTTACGATGCAGCGGGTGGCATCCATCGAACCGAAACTGGCAACACCTAATGGCATCAAATATGGCGAGTTAAGCCCATGGCTGGTCGCAGCGATTCAGCAATTGAAAGCCGAGATTGATGCTTTGAAGGCGGCTAAATGATAAAAGTCATTGCCGCTATTCTTCTGTCGACGCTACCTTGCTGTGCAGTGACGTGTGCAGATTTCAAATATGATTATTATCCCTGCCAGAGATTAAATGCGGAATCGTTTCAGGGTATCACAATCGGTGACCAGATAGCTGCCTGCGTAGCGGCGCTCCCGCCCTCTGGCGGCATTTGCAATGCTCGCGATCTTCCTTCCGGCGGGACCGTCCCAGGATTAACTATTACGCAAAGCGGCGTCACAATCGTTGGCCCGTGTGGGACTTTCAATGTCACGGGTACGATCAACATATATAATCCTGACGGAATTTCGGCCTTCAAGTGGGAGATGTGCGGATCATCTTTCAACGGAAACGGTACCACTCTGGTTTGGCAAGGGGATGCAGCAAGTCCGATGTTTCGCCTGCGCGGCGTGCGCGATTCGATTTTAAGCGATTTCAGCATTAATTCGAGTTCAGCATTCCCCCTCGCAGAAGGTATCAGATTGGAGACTGCAACGGGGACGACCTCTACTCATCGTATCTATCGAAATGTAAAGATGAACGGGACCAATACTGGCGGCCTGATTAAAGGCATGCGATGGTGCATCGGCGATGACTGCGGTGGGGCCGGGCCGGACGGCAACAATGATGTGGACCTCATCGACGGCGTGCAGGTAGCGAATTACACCAACTGTGCTTTTTCGATCGAAGGCACCCAATCGAAGGCGCATCAGTTCACGGGGCAGTCATTCTTCGCGGGAAATCAGATCGGCCAGCGTGGCGTCTGTACCACGCAGGCCGCCAACCCTCTCCGTAACTCGGGAAGTTATCATTGGCAAGGCGGCGCTGGCGGCGGCAATACGGTCGCTGATTTCGATCTCGGCAATCCGAACGACACGATCACGATTCGGGATTTCAATCTCGAAAACTCGGCTCGCCTGCTGCAGACCGGACCCGTAAGTTCGAGCACGTTTCCCCTTACAATCAGCGGCGGGCGCTGGGCGGCAAACAAGCTCGCTCCCGACAACATCGTCGTGCTGTATCAATGGAACGGCCCGTTGTTCGTCGAGGGATCGAATATCGAGGGAGCACCACAGAACGCAACCCCATCGATCAGCCTCACATTTCCAGGCGCGACCGGTGTGGCGATCGGCAATTCGATCTCATGGGTGCCGGCATCGAGCGGCGGGCAGCCATTCATCGGCAGTGGGACGTGGCAGAAGACGGGTAACCTGCTCACGGACAATGCCGGCAACGTGTTCCCGATTCAATGAGGGTATGATGGTGCGCGCTATCGCTATTCTGCTTTGCCTCGCCACTCCTGCCCTGGCTCAGCAGCTCCCGCCGCTCGATCCTGCCGTCCAGCTCGGCGTCTGCCAGCAGCAGCGTGCCCGCTTTCTCGACGACAGCGAGAAGGCGTCGGCCTACGCGAACCAGTTCCTTGCCGAGATCGCCGATCTGAAAAAGAAGCTTGCCGAAGCAGAGGCGAAGATTCCGAAAGAAAGATAAAATGACTACGGTCCAGCAAAGCGGCGCTCCGACTCCCTATCACATCGCCCAATGGCTAGCGAACGGTGTGATCGGAGATGGTGGGGCAATGCCAACAGGACGACTTATCGTCTCCGGCCGCGGGCTAAATTTCAATACGACTGCCGATCAGCCGATCGCAATCCCGCAATACATCACCGCCTTCCGGATCGCCAACATCATCATCACCAATGCTTCGATCAGCCTGACGACGGCGCAAGGCGGGTTCTACCCGGCCGCCTCCAAGGGCGGCACGCCGATCGTGGCGAACTCGCAGGCGTACTCGGCGCTGACGACGTCGGCCGGGCTGATGACTGCCGCGCTGGCGCCATTTGGATCCGGCACGCGGTTCTCGGCGGCGAATCTCGGGACGATCGGCGGTCTCCTTGCAATCTGGTTTTCGCTTTCGGTTGCTCAAGGTGCGGCAGCGGCAGCGACTGCGGACATCTACTTCGTAATTGATAATTTGAGTTGAGCGCATGAAAAAAATTCTCGCACTCCTGTTCGCTCTTGGTGCTTCTCCGGCGTCAGCACAACAACCGGTTGTGCAGTCAGGTTTTGTAACCCCTGGTCACGGCGTTAATTGGATCACCAACGGCGTAGTTGGTGACAGCGGCGCCCCGAGCGGCGGCGTCGGCCTGGTTGGCAGCTTCGTCATCAACGACATGCTGTGCGCCAGCGCGACCGGCACAAGCATCTCGGTCATCGACTGCGGGTTCTCGGCGACCGGGACCAACAATTGGGTCGGACTGCAAAATCTGAACGGAGGCGCAACAGCGCCCACGCGACCAGCGAACGATTCGACGACAAACGTCGCCACCACCGCCTTCGTCCAGAATTTCGGTGCCGCGCCCGCCAACGTGATGAACTTCGGCGCGAAGTGCGATGGCTCGACCGACGACACGACCGCCATCCAGACCGTCCTGAACACCTACAAGTACGTCCTGATCCCGGCGAGCGGCTCTGGGTGCAAGGTATCGACCTTGACGGTAGGCGCTGCCTTTCTAGGGCAAACGCTTGTCGGTTCCGGTAGCGGCGTATCTTTTCTAACTTCTTCGTCCACCACGGCTGACATTATACAGGTAGTGGCCACAAGCTACGGAGCTATAATCAGGGATTTTGGGATCAAGCGCTCAGTTACGGCTTCGGCAGGCTGCGGAATCCACTATTTAGGTTATGTGGACGTGCCAGAAATCGTCAACATGGAGATTCAGCAGCAATACGTTGGACTCTGCCTGTCCAGCACTGGTTACGGAATTCTTAGAAACAGTTTTATTCACAATAATATCAGCGACAACTGGACAATCAGCAATCCGACTATAAACAATCAGTATCAGTGGTATCTCGACACGGTTCTCGGCGAGAGCAGCGGGGGCCGGTGTTCTACGGTGACTGCGCCACCGACTGCGGCTTTAGGCGCCACTGTAACCATGGGGACGTGGACTAACGTCTTCTGTTTTGCAAACATGGGAAAAGGTAATGCCTTCCTAGGTAATTCTTCAGTTGGAATTTACGGAGTTAGAATTATTGGTGGGTTTCACGGGACGGATGGAGACGTCGAAGATTATTTCGACACCTATTCCGGGGGAATCCAAATTAATGGCTTGTTTACGGAGCAAACGGCTTCTAATAGTTGCATCCAATTTACTTCCAATGTGTCCGACGCGACGCTGACTGGTGTAGTCGCCCGTAGTTGTTCAGCGGCTGGGATCGCCAGTGCCGCTACGACAATGTTGAACCTTACTGGCGGGGCGCTGATCACGAACGGTACCTACGGCTTGGTCAACACGGGCATTGCCAACCTGACAGGCGTCGAGTTCAACGCAAATACGGCGGGAACCGTCAGCAACTCCGGCACCTTCACCGGCCGCGGCAATTTTCCGGCAAGCGTCGACACGCTGCTCGGTCTCGCTCAAGGCGGGACGAACGCCAATCTCTCCGCGACCGGCGGCACATCCCAGGTTCTCAAGCAGGTTTCGACCGGCGGCGCAGTCACAGTCGGCCAGCTTCAGTGTACCGATCTCTCGACCGCTGGTACCGCCTGCACGGCCAACACGGGGACTTCTGGTGCCACCGTGCCCCTGCTCAACGGCAATAACACGAACAGCGGCCTGAACACGTTTTCCGGACAGATCGTCTCGACTTTCGGTACTCCCACGATCGCTTCGGGCGCGTGCGGAACTGGAACGAACGGGAGCATTTCCGGCACCAACCAGTCAGGAAGCATCACAATTGGCGCTTCGGCAACAACGACCTGTACTATTTCATTTTCTACGACTATAACAGCTCCAGGGGCGTGCTTGATCTTTCCCGGCAACGCGACTGCTGCCGCGACCGGAACGACGGTGGCACGTGTCGGAACGCCCTCGGCAACAGCGTGGGTCGTTACTGGATCCGCACTGGCGAACACCGTATATAGTTACATCTGTCTGTAAGGATAGGCATGAGACACAAGCGACGCCTTTTTGTTGGTCCGTACAGCCGTTGGCCGAGAAAACGTGCATATCGCTGGCGCAAAGCAACTTTATGGAATAGTCTCTCGCGGCATCGTTTTTATGTGGATCATTTGCCTCTCAAGGAGCTGACAAAAAGGACGCTGATGGTGGTGCAAAAGGTGCGCTATCTCACCGCTCAAGAACAACGAATTTTTAGTTCTGCGCTGCGCCGAAGCGTAAAAGTTGTGCACGTCGGGGCGTTACTTCTGTAAACATAATATGAACTGACAAAAAGGACAAACAGAAATGAACCCGAATACCTGGATCAGTTTTTTGACTACCACGATCGGCGCTGCTGCCACGGCTTCGGCGACAGATGGATTGATCACTGGAAACGCGGCTCAAACAATCATTAGCGTGGCGGGCATAGCGGTTCCCTATCTCTGGGGCCTGTTCATCCACCGGGACAGCAAGGTCGTCCAGACGGCGAGCCAAGTGGCGGGCGTCCAACCGATCAAGATCACTACCGACGCTTCACCCGCCCTGCAGAGTATGGCCAAGGATGACTCGATCAAGACCGTCATCGAGGCCGCACCGCAGCCCTCCCCCTACGCCACCAGCATACAGAGGCAATAATGGACTGGACATCAATCCTAAACCTGTTCCCCATCGTGGTCCGGCTCGAGCCCGTCATCGCCAAGTACGGACCGGCCGCGATTGCGCTCTACAAAGCGGACGAGCCGACCGCGCTGCAACTGTTCTCGGATGTGGCGGCTACCGTCGGCGATTCGAATCCCGTCGCGTGGATCAATCTGGCGATCAAGTGGGGACCGACCTTGGCAACGTTCGTCCAGACCGAGGGTCCAGTAGTGCAGCAGTTCATCGCGGACGTTAAAGCGGCGATCGGCACCATGCCGGTTCCGTCGATTGCATCGCCCACGGCGCCAGCCCCCGTGTCGTCAGGGTCTATTGTTTTTCCGCCCGCATGAGGCGTCCACATGACCGTTGACCCCGTTCTGGCCCTACTGATCAGCTCCGTTGTCGGCAACGTTGTACTTGGTCTAGTCGCATGGGCCAGCATTAACAAGGCGAGCACTGATCGTGCCCAACCATCCGCACCGGCCGTCCCTAGTGGGCCTCCTGTTGCTTGGCCCCCTGTCATTGTCGCCCCTCCTGTTACTGAGCCACCCGTCAGTCCCATTCCCCCGGCCCCGCCCGTCAGTCCTCCAGTTGTTATCGCTCCACTCGCTCCACCAACGCCCCCGGTGGTTGTCCCTCCAGTCGTCCAACCAGCCCCTCCCGCCACCATCCCTGCCGGAACCGACTTCGACCAGTGCCTCGCCCTCGTTCTCAAGTACGAAGGCGGCAACGACGACGATCCCCGTGACCCTGGCGGCCGGACCTCGCGCGGAATACTCCAAACCGAGTGGGATGCGTGGCGGCAAACGCATTCTGGTCTCCCATCGGATGTCTGGCAGGCGCCACAAGACCAGGTAACTGCGATTTATCGGCAGAATTACTGGAACGCGCTCTACTGCGACAGCCTGCCTCCGGGCGTGGACCTCGCCGTGTTCGACTACGGCGTCAACTCGGGCATCAGCCGCTCGGCGAAGCTATTGCAGACGCTGACCGGTGTGGACGTCGATGGCGAGATCGGCCCCGACACGATTGGCGCAGCAGCAAAGGCCGATCCCGTCAGTCTCGTAGGCCGGTTCTGTGACGCGCGGCTTGCGTTTCTGCAGGGACTCGGGACGTGGGGAACGTTCGGACGGGGGTGGACGTCGAGGGTGCAGGACGTGCGCACGCATGCACTCGCGATGGCTTCCGCCGCCCCGCAACCAAAGCTGACGCTCCCCTCCGCGGCGAACATCCCGGCCCCTGCGACCGCCGCACCGTGGCTTACGCTGGCCCGCAGCCTCGTCGGGACGCACGCGCAGAACGACAATGCCACCATCATTGGCTGGCCCCAGGCCATCGCGGCGAAGTACCCCGACATGGCTTCCTATGCCGCGCGCTATGTTCACGACTCGACGCCCTGGTGCGGCGTCTTTGCCGCATATTGCCTGGCGATGAACGGCATCCGCCCGATCTTCGGTCCGACCGACACCGACAAGTGGATGTGGGCGGACGCATGGAAGAATTTTGGAACTGCGGTTGATGTCCCACAGCCCGGCGACGTGCTAGTGTTCAGGTGGGCCGGCGGCGGCGAGCACGTGACGTTCTACGATCACGAGGACGACACAGACGACAATTACCATTGCACTGGAGGCAATCAGGGCAGCAGCCACGTCGTCTCGACCGAGGCGATGCCGATGGGGAACTGCATCGCAATCAGACGGCCGCCGGCTTCGTGATGGAAACAGCGAGGAAAACCATGACAGCACCAGCAAGAACAGTTCCAGCCATTCACGCCTACATAAAGCACCAGGGCGACGGTGCGCACGCCACGGAGGCGCCGTGGACCATGCCGGCTCTTGCCACGCGGTACAGGTTCCCGACCAATCAAGCAGGCGGGGGCGTAATTGGCATCCTGGAGATGGGCGGCGGCTGGACGGCGTCGGACATGACGTCGTTCTTCGCCTCGATCGGACAGCCGGTTCCAAGCATCACCGACATCTCGGTTGACGGGACGACCAATACGCCCGGCAGCGACGACGATTTCGAAGTCGCCTTGGACATTCAAGTGGCTGCCGCAGCGTATTATGTTGCTACGGGACGAGCTGCTGGCATTCGCGTCTACTGGGCGCAGGACATCGCAACTGCATTGCGTGCAGCGACGAAAGATGGCTGCTCTGTGTTTTCAATGTCATGGGGTGCCAACGAGGCGGACTGGAATTCAGGTTCCGGCGCCGGGTCGTGCCTCGACATGCAGGCGGCTGCGCTCGCGGCGGTGGCGGCTGGGACGGTCCCCTTTGCAGCATCCGGCGACAACGACAGTGACGACGGTGCGCGCAAGGCGGCCGTGGATTGTCCGGCGAGCTGCCCAAGCGTGGTCGGCTGTGGCGGGACGACACTGACAGTGGGCAGTGAAATCGTCTGGAACAACAATCCGGGCAACAATGACGGCGAGGGGACCGGAGGCGGATTCAGCAAAATCTTCCCGATCCAATCATGGCAAAAGGGAGTTCCCGCCGCGCCGTCCGGCCTCGGCCGCATGGTTCCGGATGTCGCGAGCTGCGCCGACCCAAACACTGGTATCGAGATATTCTGCCAGGGGTCAGCTACGGTTGTCGGCGGCACGAGTGCTGCGGCGCCGCTGTGGGCCGGCCTGGTCGCCGCTTGCGGGGTGAGACTGGGCTCGATCGCGCCCAAGTTCTACCTCGCGCCGAGCGCTTTCACGGATATCACTTCGGGCGGAAACGGTTCTTACAATGCCGGACCTGGACCGGACCCGTGTACGGGCATGGGCTCCCCGATCGGATCGGCCATCGCGACGATGCTGTCCGGAATCGCTACGAATCCGCCGGGGACGACACCGCCGCCGGTAACCACATCGCCTCCTGCTCCAGGCGTACCTCCTAGCCATGCCGCTGTCGACGCGGCATATGGAGCGCTCGGCACTGCGCTGGCGGCCTACGAAGCGGCGGTAGCGGCCTGGGTGGCCGGCAGCGCACAAGCGCGCCCTGTGCCGCCGCGTCCGCCGGAAGCTCCTCCGCAGCGCCCCGAACCGCGTCCAGAGCCGCCACAAGGCGGTCCGCAACCTCGTCCGCAGCCGGGAAGACCCGGCGGCAACGATCCGCGCGGCGGCGGACGTAGGTAGGATGACCTTGACCGTCCAAGAACTGATTGAACTGATCGAGGAGCTGATCGCCCTCCTCCGACGCAGGCACTCTCCAAGTGCTATAAAGAACCTCACGGCGGCCTTCAAAAGGAGCAACACCATGTCAACCGTAACTCTCAATTGGACTCTTCCGACGACTCGCGTGGATGGATCGCCGTTGGCCACGACCGACATCGATCACGTCGATATCTTTGACGTCTCGACCGCCGACCCAGCGAGCGAAAAGGTTGCCACGATCCCCGGAGCTGCGACCAGCTTCATCCTGAGCGGCACGTTCACCGTCGGATTTCACAACTACACGGCAACCGTGACCGACACTCAGGGAAACGTATCCGGACCAAGCAATGTCGCCAGCCTCACGGTCGCGTCGACGCTGTCGCCTCCATCACCCATCGCCGACTTGACGGCAGTATTTGCCCAGTAGTCGCCTATGAAGAAGTGTCCCCGCTGCGGCGCGGAAGTTGTCCGGCGTGTGATGTCGACGGCCAGGTTCTGCAGTGGGACATGCCGGCTCGCGTACAACAATGCGAAGCGGTCGAAGCGCACACCGGCGCGCAATAAACGCGCGCACCCAACGCCTGAAAGGAGCTAAAATGCCGATCGGAATGGTTTTCTGGATGCTCATGATCCTGTGGGTTATCTTCTGGGGATGGACGACTTGGGGGCCTGGCGCGACGTACGCCTGGGGCGGGAGTCTGCTGTTATTCGTCCTGCTGTTCCTCCTCGGTTGGCACGACTTTGGTTTCGTGGTGCACTGAGCGGCGACGGATGACCTTCGCCGATATAGCTAGCCTTATCACCGCTGTCGCTGCCCTCGGCGGCGTATTCATGGGCTTCCGAAACAGCCGTAAAATTCAGGAAGTTCACCTTTCCATCAACAGCCGAATGGATCAACTTTTATTGGCGACCAAAGAGTCCGCACACGCGGCTGGCGTGAACGAAGAGAAGGCCAAGAACATTCCCGAGCAAACCATTACGGTGCCGGAGCAGACACTCAAGGTCCAATAGTGCCGCAATCCAAACGGCCGGAAATAAAGCGCGAAATGTGAAGTGGCTCACACCAGTGACGATCGGCGCGAGGTAGAAGAACAAGCAAGGCGAGGCGCTTACCTCGTCGCAGGACACACGCCAGAGACCCAACTGGCCCTGATCACTCGCGACATGGAGCACCTGATCAAAAAGGTGCACAAAACGGAAGACGAAAATGAAAAGCTCAGGCAGCGCCAGGACGCGCTGGAGAAGGCGTTCGACAATTTGATCGTCCGCGGGACGACTGCCTTCGCCCTGGTAGTGGCCGCTGGAGTGTTTCTAGGATGGTTGGCATCGTTCATCAAGGACGCCCGCAACCTTATTGGGCGTTGACATGGCGCCAAAGGATAGCCGTGTTCTCGATGTGCCTCGGGCTTGGCCTCGCAACCGCGTTCCTCACTTTTCAGGTTTTGGCGTGCCGGTAGCGTCCTGGAGGGCGGCGCGGGCTTTCGCGAGGGCCGTGCGGGCGTCATCGAACACGCTCTGCCCGTCACCGTCTGATGCGTCGGGCACGCACTGGTAATCGGTAATCAGCCGATCCAAGGTCGGGATCATGCTCAAGATTGCCTCCGCCCATGCGGCAAGCTTGATGTCGATCTGCTTTGCCTTTATTTCCCAATTCTCAGCGATCTCTCGCATGTCGGCGAGTTCGGCGCGGAGACGGGCGATTTCGTCATCCTTATCCGCCTGATCCGTGTGATAGTTGCCCATCATCCCTCTCCTTGCGTTCCCTGGCGGCGAAAGGCCCACCGGTATCAGCGGTGGGCCTTGCTTCCGCAGCCCGCTATCTGCGAGCTCAACCAAATACCGATTTGATTGCGGCCTCCAGCTGCGAATTTGGAGCAACCGCGGGCGCCATGCCGAACTGGCCATTAGGCGCTTGTCCGCCTTCGGCGGGCTGCCTGAACGGGGCGACGGGATTACCTGTTACTGCAGCCGGATCAACTTTCGGTGGGCGGCCGCGGCGGCGCGTAGGCGCCCCAGTAGATGCCGGCACCTCTGCATTTGCCGCAGACGGTGCCGACGGCGGGATTACTGTACCCGCAGCCGCAACATTGGTCGCAGATAAAGGGCTAGTTGTCTCCACAGGTACAGACGCGGGTGACGACGCAATATGAGCAGGGGGGGCGCCCAGTGCCAAAGGGGATTGGTCGCCCGTGGACTGCACAGCGACCGCCAAAACGCGCGGCTTGTCGCCCCGGCCGACCAGGGCGTCCGTCTTCTTGGCGAGCAGCACCTCGTTGCGCTGCTTGGCGGTCACTTCGTCAATGAAGCCCAGCCCGGAGAACGTAAGCGTGCCGATGCCGCCCGGTTCGAATGAGATACGCGTGACGACGTCTCGCACCGTGAACGCGTGCCCCTTGAACTTGTTATTGTAAGCCCGCAAATTTTCCAGAGAATTGGGCGGCACCCGCAGCAGAAATTCGACATCGTCGCCGGGAATCAGGAGCGCCAGCTTCTGGTACTTTCCGCATGCGGGGACGCCTTTCCCGGTGACCTTGGATGTCGCCGAGCCCCACACCGCCAGCTTGCAGCCGTTGACGCCGGTAGGATCCGCTGCGCAGGAGACGGCTTGCGGCTCGCTGCAATTGACGCTCGGGGCCACACCATTGTCCGACCAGCATTTAGGCGGGCTGTACGACTGCGCGCCGGGATCGAACGCCTGTCCAAAATAAATCTTGGAGGGGTGATCTCCGGCGTCGATAATGACGCAGTCGAGATACGGCACCCCCGTCTTCGGGTCGACGGTCACCACGGGTTCGGTGTCGCCGACCGAGTCGATCAAGGTGAAGCGCTGGCCTTGAATCGACACGTAGGGAGGCGTCCCGGTGCCGAGATTGGCGCCCAGGCGATCGGTAAAGTCGGGGAGGCCGGTGTTTTTAAGATATTCAGGCAAGTTCACGATATGACTCCTTTTTTAGGTTTCGTTTTCGGATAAAACGCATTCGATCTCTAGCACGTTCACAGATTGCGATCCCCCGACTTGCGCAGCTCTTCCGCAGCGCGCCGCCTAGGCTTAACTCTGACCTGTCTGCTGCCCTCCGGCACCAAACGACACCCCGGTCTCAGAGCCCGGAGCACCAGCTCCTGGTACCTCTGGAGTTTCGGGCTCCGGCAGTTCATCGTCGGCCGCTTCGACTCGTCGCATTCGAAGACGAGGTCGCCATTTTGACGGTCGATCATTTGCGGCGATCCGAGTCTGTTTTTCCGTAACGCCCGTATTCATGTTTTCGTTCGTCAAATTCGCTGCGCTCCTCAACCGAGACCCACTCTCCGTCGACGAACTCTTCGAGCACTCGCTCTCCATCAAGCTTTACATACCACCGCATCATGAGCGCCTCACGTTAACCCGAGTTTTTGCGGCTACACCCGCTACAAGTATGCACCCATTCGGTGCCGATCTTTTTTACGCGCCATCCGTCGCGCTTGGCCTGGTTCCAAGCCGAATTGAAGTCCGAGGTGGCGGACTCAAAGGTCTCGCCGCACTCATCGCATTCGAAGACGAGGTCGCCATTTTGACGGTCGATCATCGTGGATTCCTACTACGATCATATTTATGGTTTACTTTTCTCTGGTAGGCGTTCTCGCAAACGCGACATCGCCGATGACCGGTCTTTTTTGCCACAATCAAATTATCGCCGTCAAGGGGGTGTCCGTTTTTGCAATGCGTTTGCCGCATTTTTGGTCCAGAAAATCCTTCTCCCCGACGCATGTTCTCGCGGTGCGTTACCGGTTCCAAATGATCTGGATTCACGCAACACGGAAGCCGACAGCGATGATCCAACTCAAGCCCGGCCGGTACAGGGCCTTTTAGTAATTCGTAAATAACGCGATGCGCTCCCCTTATTTTGCCACCTATGTTAACCCGTCCATACCCCAATTTATGACAATACCCAACCCATATCCAACAACCTGAATTAGGTTCTGGAATAATATTTCGTTGCATGCGTTCGGGCAAGCTTAACATCTTAGGAACGCCTTATATTAACTTTACGGAACCAACTTATTTTTAAACCCGGCGGCGGGCGTCCTTCGTGATCTTCCATGTACCGTCTTACAGTATCCTTTTGAGCCTGAACCATTAATATATCTGCGCCGTAAGTCGCCCAATTTTCTAAAGCCCAATCAAGCAAAGCCATTCTACCAATTTGTTTTTCGCCTTCTGAATTTACATAGGATTCAGAATCGGGGTCAATACCCACGTTAAGCAAATTTGAAATATAAGCCGTTCCTGCATCGGTCGACAAATTTGCCTTGTCGCCGGTTCCGAGCGCATTGAGCATAGCGTGCAGCTCGGCGTCGATCGCCTCCAGGCGCGCCTTGTGAGGCGCGAGCAATTCAGCGACACGCTTGTTCGCCTCCTTGATCTTGTCCTGGAGATCGAAGTGCTCGGTGATCAGTTCTTCGGCGGTAGCCTTAATGGGAATCGGGCGCTCGGTGATCAGTTCTTCGGCGGTAGCCTTAATGGGAATCGGGCGCCCAACAGGCCCATCGTACTTCCTGCGCAACACGGCTCCACGATTTTTTACATTGTGGTGCATGCAAGCTTCGCACATTCGGTATTCGCGATTGTGATGAAAAACAATATGAGTCGCCACTGCATTGCACGGAATATAGAATCTACTCGATTGGGGCGACGCTTCTTCGCATCGCCCTTCTCCGGCTTCTAGATTTAGGCTCATAACTCTCCCCTCTACTCTTCGGCGGTCGGTTTGCCGGTCACGACATCCGCCTGCACGTTACGCGATGAAACGATTTGACGGCAAGTTTATTTATATGAGGTGAATTATCGGGCGCCCATATAGAATCCAACCGCGTGTCAAGAACCAAACGCAATGCTTTTACCGCGTCTCTTTCCGTCATGGCCGCAGATGTTGTGATCTCAACCACAACCTTATTTTTCTTTCTGAGATAATTCATAACTCTCCCCTTCTCACCATGTCGAGCATCAGCCCTTGAAGCGATGTCTGGGTCCCCTCTACTCTTCGGCGGTCATGGCTTATGCAACTTATTTCTATAATACTCGTACATTTTCTCGTCTTGCTGCCGCGAGCGTATTGCTGTTTGGCGCGCTTCCTCCACGCGTTCCAGGCGCTCGGTTGCTGTCTCCGGTCTACAAAAAGATACCGTGAGGTGCTCCCCATCGCTATCCACGGTTACTGATGCGGAATCACGATAATTTTCCGGTACGGTTTGCAATAAAACTAAGAATTCGGCAACGCTCCACTTCGCATACCCATAGTTGTCTAGAACTTTTATTTTGATTTCTTTCATAACTCTCCCCTTCTCACCCCGCGTTAAAACTGGTAATCACGACACCTTCGCCAATTCCTTTTGCCGCCTCGCCTATGTATTTTACGGTCACCTGATCAGGGCTTTTTGCCCAGCAATCGTATTCGGATCCCCAATCGGGGTATTTGGACGGATGAATTTGTTGCGCGGCTTCAGCAGTTGGCGCAGCAACCACCGCGCTGTCGTAGGTATCGTAACCATTGTTTACGTCCTGTTTTATAAGCCAAAGTTTCATAACTCTCCCCTCCTCACCATGTCGAGCATCATTTCCGCGCGTAGCTCTTCAACAGTAATCATAACTCGCCCCTGCGCACCGCATCAAGCAGAACGCCCTGCATCGAAGTGTTGGTTTCCAACCGGCGGAACATCTCGATCTCGGCTTTGGTAGCAACCAACTGGTAAGCCGTGACCGGCCAAGACTGTCCAGGTCTATGCGCGCGACGGTTCCCTTGGATGTAGAAGCGCGTTTTATCCACGGCAGTTATCCATATTACCGTATCCGCGACAACGAAGTCATTAATCCCATGGCTGACAGACTGCGCATCGACAATCATTATCTTGAACTCCGGATCGTCGACGAAAGCCTGAATGATTGCCGGACGGTCGCTGACATTGACCGCGCCGTTAATGACGCCGCATTTCCACTTCTTCCCCAAGGTCGTTTTTAGAAAATCTATAATACTCGTCAGCGGCGAAAAGATCAATACCTTTCTTGAGGTCGAGTTGATAATTCTTTCGACTTCCTCGTAACGAGGCGCTGCATCAACTTTATGAGCGTGATGTCCATCGTCGTAAACCATGCCAAGACAAATTTGTAGGAATTTTTGCCGTGCTGCCGCCTCATTTATGCTGTCAATGACTTTACCACTCTGCATGGTAACCTGCATATCGCGCTTCAACTCTGCCAGTTTTTTCTTTTGCTCCTCAGTGAGAGATACTGTGCGTTGCTGCACGGTAAATTCAGGTGCATCTTTCCAGACATCTCTAATATCGTATCGGATAGCTGGCGCAAGAAGTCTGAAGGCTGTGTCGTAACCATCTTTGCGCGGGATCCATTTGAAATTGGAAACCTGAATCATAGTCTCTTCGCGGAACTGCCTGAAACTCTTTCCTTGGGCGTTGTTGAGGAACTTAGCAAGTCCGTAGGCATCCGTCGGTTTTTGGGCAGTTGGCGTGCCGGTAAGCATCCACGTGTACGGTCGCCTTCCGATGGCCAGTCGCGCGACCCGATGTCGCTTGGTTTGCGCATCGCAGTAGGCATCGGCTTCGTCCATGACGACGATCTTGATTGCCTCGTCCTCGGCCAAATCTTTCGAAAGCCCGTCTAGCTCGAACTTCTTTCGCGTGTGTGCCCCGATCCCAACGCCATCCACGTTAATCAAAGCAAAATCCGGCTTCTTAGCGAGCAAAGCACGTCGCTTCTCAGCAGTCCCGTGGAGCAGCTCAAAAGAGCGTCGCCCCAGAAAAATGGCAAAGATGGCCTTTGCCCATACGCTTTCTATCACGTTCAACGGCGCCACAATAAGCGTACGCCAGCCGGGATTCTGCAACATCAAATGATCGGCAGCCCACAGCGCGGGTAGTGTTTTCATGGTTCCGGGATCGCTTAGATTGAAACAGCGCGGGTGCAATAGCTGGAAATTGCACATCACAATCTGATGTTCTAGTGGTTTGCGGCCAGGTTCAATCGGAAAATCGTAATTATGCGTCCCTATAACAGGAACTACCGGATATTGCATCCAACGCAACACTTGGCTGTTTTTCAACGTCGCCGGCACGGCAACGTAAGACCCGTTTATCTGCTTGGCCTCGGGCAAACTCTGCAACAGCTGCGCGACGTGCAAAGGAGATGGCGTCTCGTAGACGAGCAAGTTGCGCGGCTGGTCGAAGAAAAAGTTCATAAATCCTGCAACATTTGCTCTCGCGTTTGCAAATCGGTTTTGGTTTCGGCCTGTTGTTTTATGTAACTACACAACTCTGTAATCACCTTGTCTGCCGTCCCCCACAACGCCATTCCGCCCGCCGCCGAGATCGCTTTCATCCGCCGCATTTGCGTTGCGGTCGCGCCTTTCCCATGGCGCTTGACCTCGATCGAGACGAACTTGCCATCCAAGCAGGCAAGGATATCCGGGACGCCCGACTTGCCGTAGCCGAACGTCATTGGTTTGACGTACCAGCAATTGGGCAGCGAATCTAGGTAGCGGCAGATGTCCTGTTTTTCCCACGCTTCAGGGGTTCGCATCGTCGGGCTTCCTTTCAAAATCCTGACAACGAAACCGCGCATCGGTCCGATCGCCGTAATTTACCGACGATGACTTGCCGCACGTGCCTTCCCAATCGTTGGCTCTGTGCCAAGGGCCGGTGCAGGTCTCGCAGCAATTAGGGGGCCATTTAAGCCATGAAGGAACCATCACTTTTTCTATCGAGAAAGCTGCTGAGATGCTGTGGCAAAATCTGTAGGGCGTGCAACACTCCGCCACGCATTACGCTCTCGCGTCGATTTGCCGTAGCACTCTTCCAACTGCCATTGACCGTTAGGGCAAGACACGATTCGAATTGAATTTTTCTCAGCGTGATAAACTGGCTTCCTGCTCATGTTTTTCTCCTATTGTGTTCACAGTGTTTGACGTCGCAAAATCCGCAAAGAGGACCGGGTCGTTTCTCAAACTGCCCTGTTTGCCGATCGCGCTCGATCCGCTTGACGATTCCCGTGATCTTGGTCCATGCGTGGCGCGTGTCGGAAAGGTCGTACATCTCTCCGAGGCGGTTTTCTTTCAGCCAAGTGTAAGTACCCTTGATCTTCGTTAGATGCAGGTTGGCGGCGTGTAGCATGAGGGCGCCAACATCCAATTCGAAACGATCCTCGTATTTACTGGATCCGGACTTCCAATCATTCATATAAGCGCGATCGCCGTTGATCATGACTGCGTCCAGCTTGCCGCGCAACCACACTTTAGTATTGTCGAAGAAGTCGCAAGGCTTTCCTTCAACTGTAATCCCTAACTTCAACTCGCACGACAAACTTTTACCTGTAGCTGGCGATTCGCGAATCTTATCAAACGGCTCAGCAAACGGCTCCCACTGTGCGAAGTCGGGATGCAGCGGCTTATTGTGCGCGATCCGGTGCTCCATTGCTTCGTGCACCTTGGTACCGTAACGCATTGCCTCGGTCTCAATAAACGGAAGGTCTTTCTTTATATATCTGTGAAAAAATTGATAAGGACAGACATTTTCATAACAATTCAAATTCGTGTACGAATACACGAGCCGCGTGCGATCGAGGAAGGCGGGGAGGGGGCCGGGGTCGTGCATTTCAACCTCTCCAACCGTAATACTTGCAGGATAAAAATTTCTGCCAAGTTTTGTATGCCTTTACGGCGGCATCGTACTCTGCTTTCCGCGCATCCGTCAGCAATACGCCGCGATTGTGTACGGATTCAACATCCAGATAGTATTCTTGATCGCCTTCATCGAAATAGATACCATAACGCGTTTTCATTTCGAATACCTCGATCCCAACGATGCCTCGGCGTCAAGGGGCAAACCGGGAAGCCACGAAGGCGTCCGGCACATTTCCAGCCGGCACAGTTCCAATGTCTCTTCCGCCTTCGAGTTGTCAGGAATCAACAGCAGGAGTTCGTCGTAGGGCCAGTTCAAGCTCCTGATCCCATACTGGCGCTTGATCCGGATCATGGCCTGGCTGACGTGCACGCGCGACACAAATTCCATGATGTTCTGGCACAACTTAGAGGGCCACATCTTTTTCCAGCCGCGCTTGACCTTCATCCGCCAGTAGCCGTTGCGCTCGAAGTCGCGACAGTCCTCGCCGACATCCGGCCGGTGGAATTCGAGAGTATCGTACAGCATGGCTTGCCCTGACGGAAGAATTAACTTGTGATCTTTCACTAAGAATGGCCCCCAGTCCATCGGCGGGCCGCCCGCGAGGCGCGAAATGATCCTTCCGCACTGCGCCCAGTACCCCGTGTTAGGAGCGCAAACAGCCGGATGACTGTCACGGAAAATTGTCACGAAGCGGTCGGCTTCTTCCAGGCTCATGTCGACCGGAGGACCGTACAAGCCGGCCTTAGCCGTCTTCTGGAACTGTTTGGCGGCCGCCCCATAAATACACATGAGATTCGCTTGTTTCGAGCAACCTCTTTTTTGTTCCATTTCCAGTTTGCGAGGGTCGTCCTTGCCGGGCTTGTAAATTTCTTCGCCGTAAAACTCGCAGGCCAATGGTATATAGGGATCCTCGCCGCGACGAAGCCGCTCTACCACGTCGTCTTGCCCCGCCAGCTTCATCGCGAACCTGAATTCAACCTGCGAAGCATCAACCGGCCCTAGCAGATATCCTTTCGGCGCCAAAATCGAACGTCGGATAGCGGAACCACGCTTGAAGTTGAGCCAGTTCGCGCCATCGCCTCCCGTAGGCCGGAGGGTAGCAGCGCCACAGTAGCGCAGATAAACGCACAGAGGTCCTCGGTTAGCCATGTTACCGAGGGTCTCGGCGCGCGTCTGGAGAAGCGTCGACTTGGCGCCGATGCGGGCTTCGGCAAGCGTGCGGATGCGATCGTCGTCATGTTCGAGCAGCTCCTGCATGAAATCGTCGTTTTTGGCAAACTGCGGAATGTCGCCGTTCTTACCCTGCTTGTATTCGATCTCGACGCCCTCAGCTTCGAGGAGCGCTTGGAATTTAGCGGCGGATTGGACGTCGGCTTCGGTAATCTTGAGAGCTTGCATACGCTCTTGCTTGGCTTTCGCTTCGCTTTCCCAGAGGTCGGCGAGCATGCCGGTGTCGGCTTGTAGGACGGGGTCGACGAACATCGACACCAAAGAGTCAATTACGTCCAGCTCTTCTATCGGCATTTGTGACACAAACTTCTTAAACAATGTCCAAATACTATTTACCTCGTCGCACGCCCCCTCGCCGATCATCTCCTGTTCGCGTTTGGTAAGCTCATCCCATTTCTTACCCTTAAAGATTGAATATGGCGTAATTTTTGCCGGCATTCCATATAGTTTGCGGATCGCATCGAGTGCCACGGACTGGTGAATGGGATGTAGAAGGCGCGCCATACTCATCGGGCAGCCCCACATCTTGGGCTTTACACCGTAATGATGTGTGAGGATCAAACCATCAAAATTACAGTGCCACGCGAAGATTAAGGTGTCGCTCCAATCCTCTTGCGAGAGGACATAACGAAGGCGAGATTCATCATACCAAACTGGCTCAGTTGTCGCGCTCCAACGGATAGCAGCACCGTGCGCTTTGAAGCGCGGATCTCGCACATAATTTTCTGTCGACATGCGCGACAGACTGTATTCATCGCTGAAATGCGTTTCGTAATCAATACAAATTGCCCTCATACCGGCACCACCTTGTAATTGCTCCACCGGCCCTGCCCGCTCCAAATCTTGATCCCCTGAGCACCCAGGACCTTGTTCATCTGATGGACGTGCACGTTGATGATCGAGATCGACTCGGCACCGCCGTCCGGGTCGTCCGCATAAACGTGCGCCCTGATCTGATCGCCCGTCACGCCCTCGGGATGCTTGCAGACATAGGCGTATATGCGGCTCTTTACCGACCGCGCCGAGAACGGATTGTCGGGCGGGATCAGCTGGTGGCAAGTGGGGCAGCAGGATGGGTTCATCTAAAATAACTCCAGAGGCCCGCAACGAGCGGAGGGATTGCGGCGAGGGCGAGATGGATCAAGATCCAAGTCCCCATCAGAACGGCCTCATCAATTTGTGCATCTTGCGCGTGAGTTCGCGACCCTGCCGTATGCGCTCCTGCCGGCGCTTCTCATGGCGCCGTTCTAATTCGAAATAGATGAACCAGGAGACGGAACTGGCGATGAAGGCCAAGGAAGACAGAAATCCGAGAGTGTGAAGGTTCATGGCGTCCCCCTTTTCAGCGACTCGCGTTCCTTTTCGGCAGCGGCCAGTATTTCAGCTAACAGTTTTTCTCCATTTTCGCACCAAGCACCCGCATGTTCAACGACATAATAAGCATTCTCGATCAATTTCATCTGGAATCCTCCAGTTTGGCGAGGACGGCACCACTCGCCGCCCCGCCTGTCACGCGACCTCAACAAGATGGTCGGGCGGAAAACCGACGGAGTAACCATTCGTAAAATCCAATCCGAACGCAAGTCGGCGTTTCGGTTTCCATGGCGTAGACTTCCGCATACTCAAATTCCCAACAATCCGATATAGCGTAGCGATCGCCCTTCTGGTCGCTGTTGAAGCGCGGGATCATGGGTTCGTTCCACAAGGTCAGCCGCAAGTACCTGCCGCTGTATGTCGCTGAGTTTGAATTCCGGTATAACAACCGCAATAATCCCGACATCTTCAGCGCGGCTATAGGTCGTTGCTGAGGCGCCGCACTCGGAAGTCCAAGCAGCGTACTCAGCATCTAAAAATTGATTTGCGCCATGGGCGACGACGATAAAGCCACGATTTTAAGCTCGCCATCGTTCCGCCAGATGGCATGTTGTTCCGTCCCGATGAGGGGGGCAATTACGCCAAATGAATTCGCGCTAGACTGTCTGGGCAAAAATAGCACGCATAGCGCTAGTGTCAAGAGGCAGATAATCGCCCTTGCAAGTCTAAGCGGTCGCCGACGCTTAATTTCGTCGATTCGTTTTGTAGACGGTGCCATTTCCCGAACTCCCCTTCGTTTTTACAATTCCAATAATTAATCCGCCAAAACGGCCAAGTCAAGCGAAATTGTAGTGAAAGTTGGGGCTTGACGCGCGGGCGTGGCCGGGAGGACACTCGCCGCCCCGCTCGGTGCCCGCTCCCTTGGGAGGCGCGCGGAAAAGAAAAGCCCCGGCAAAGGGTTGAAGCCTTGCCAGGGTAAAGTGGTATCGGGGAGGAACGTGAATCCAGCGACCGAAGCCGCCGACTCTTGTTTTATGCCGGGCGGCGGCAAAATGCAAGGGGTTAAAATGAGCGCGATGCTAGAAGCCGCGTTAA